CGGTCGCACTCCGCGATAGCATGTTTGCCACTTGCAAACCGATTTGGCATTAGTAGCCACCCAAGAAACTCTGGCGGGGCACAAACCGCACTGCCGCCTTCTCCCGGTCTTCCCCTGCCGCCAAGTCCCAAGCCTCGTCGTACTGGGCTTTCAGGATCTGTGTGCGGACATCTGCACCCGGAATCTTCATGGAGAGCATGTAGGCTAACCCCGCTACCAAGCAGGGCATAAACCGAAACGGGATATCCTGACCGTTAGAACCCACACCGGGATCAAACATCCGCACAAGGCGCGTGTAGACGAGCGTCCAAGTGGTCGTGTTATCAGGCTTCGGCCATACCGTGTACTGCGGGTACACGATGACGTTATCAGCACCCGTGGCTCCAGTACGCCGATTGATCCAGATCTGGATGGGGCGACCCGTCGCGTTCTTGTTTGGGATGGACAGGTAGGTCGAAGAGGAGATACGCGAGATGTTGATGTCCTGTTGATTTGTTCCCGTGCCTGTGCGGATCACATGGTCAAGCAGGTCAACCGTATCGACAGGAAGGTCATACGTGCCTTGGTTGTAGGTTAGGGTCTGCGTACCCGTCTCAAGCGTCCAAAGGTTAATACCCCGGTTCGCCCAGTCCATGAACAACAAGGCAAGGCTGCGCTTAGAGGTACGGAAGTCATAGCCCGTACGCAACTCAGCCCCACAACGCTCAAAAGCCTCCTCAATGATCGTATTAAGATCAAGGTTGAACTCGGTTGTGGCTGTAGTTTTGTCGGCCATTTACATCCCTCGCCGTCTGTACGGCTTCACTTTTTCTTTAACACCTTTGGGCTGCGCGACGAACTGCTTGCCTTGGGCTTTACCCTTACGCTTGGCTGCGGTGGTACGGGCATATTCCGAAGGCGAGAGAGCCTTAATCGCAGCCTCTGGAAGATACCTTTCGCCCGTGTCAGAAGATCGTTTACCACTCTTTGTTCTCCATTTCTGCTGCCCCCAAGCCTTGAGGGACTGTTGAGGAGCCTTCATCCGCGATACCCGCCGCCTTTGGCCTTATACTGCTTCGCCAGCAACTGTGCCTTGCGGGCGCTCCATTGCCCTGCGCCAGTACCCTGCACCGCACGGGACTTGATGGACTTGAAGAGGCTCTCGCGCATACCCGGCTTGGTGTAGTTCCCGGCCTGATTGACCTTGCTCTTCACCTTGCCACCCTCGGCATGACGAATCGGCTCACCCGTGCCAATCACGGGCTTGTTGTCCCCACGACGCTTGGCACGGGGGATCTTGCTAGGAGACATAGCACCCATACCACGCGACGGCATCATCAGACAAATCTTCCCTTAGTCTTGCCCTTGACGGCGATGCCATCAGCCCGCTTAGAAGCCGAAGAGACCGAGCCGCCAGAAGCGTACTTCTTGACTTTGCCGCCATGCTTGAACACGCCACGCCCCTTGAGAACGTCAGCGCGGGTCACCTTACCGTCGCCAGTCAAGTCAGGCATACCGCCCTTTTTGTAGCCCGGAGAATCAGATTCAGAACTGCGCCCAAATCGCTTTGCAGCGCCACGCATAGAACGGTCGAGTGCTTCTTTATTCCGCCGTATACGTGAGTACTTTGCGTCCACAACTCCGTCACTAGCGTCTTCCAAAGCCGCACCAACTCGAAGATATTCTTCTTCGTCTTTTGGCCCCATAGTTCTAGGCGCGGGACCACGCAAAGAAGACGGAGCCGTATCCGTATCAATATTCTCGTCAATTATCTTGCGAAAATATTTACTTCTTGGCGATCCCGTAGTCTCCTCATATTCCCGAAGAGTACGTTCAATATTCCCCTGCCGTTTTCCACGCGCAGCAGTACCGCGTTGCGGCCCGGCCATTAGCACTTACCGCCATGAGCCATCTTGACCATCTTGCCCTTGGTCTTGCCCTTAGCAGTGATGCCATCGGCACCCTTGCGGTAGACCGCGCCGCCTTCCTTGTAGCCCTTCATCATTGCACGGCCCATCGTGTCCGGCGTACGACGCTTCATGGCGCGACCGGCCTTGTCAGCCATACCTTTCATTTTCATCTTCATTTCGACTTACTCCTGAATTTACGGCCTTTGTCGGCCTTGGTAAATTCCTTCGCCACCTTGGTCGGGACCCCGACTTTTTTAGCGAAGGTTGGATTATGGGCGGCTGCCCGCATCAGATTTGCCTGTGCTTTGGACTTGCTTGGCATCTCAGCACTTCCATGCCCTGAGCGACTTGTTGATCCGGCTGTTCGGGTCGTTTGCCGTCTTGGCACTTGTCAGTTTCTTCTTCATGCCTGTCATACGGGCACAGAATGACTTCTTGCGAGGCCCACCTTCCGGTTGAGGGCGCTTCAGACCCGGCTTGCCGGGGTTGGCTGCGTTATACGAAGCCCTGCCTTTGGCATTCAATCCGCCAGCAGGATTTTTCCCTTCCTTGCGCTGCCAAGCAGGGGACTTAGCCATAAATCACCATCGTCGAGATAACGGCTGACGGGACGATGTAGATGCTGGTCTGAAAAAGCAGACCCTCACCGGGCAACAGCACGTAGTCCGGCGCAGTGGAACTCGCCTTGGTGTTCACTGCAATCTTGACCGGGCCGCTTGCCCCACCGTCATAGAACGTCACGGTGCCTGCGCCGCTATCTGGGACGATGTAAATCGCCTTTACACGAGAGCGACCAATAACAAGGCTATTTTGATCTAACAAGTCACCCGCAGTCGTAGCAACTTTGCTGGCTAAGACATCTGTCTGCATACCCATTCTGAGTCTCCTGTAATGGATGAAGGGGGCTTACGCCCCCCACGAAATCTTACGGGACGAGACTGGCGTACAGGCCGATGTAGAGCGTGGTGCTGCCGATGAGAACCGGAATACGACCTGCCTGAACCGATACCGTGCCCGAAACCGAACCGGTCGTCAGTTTAGTGCTGCCAATCGTCAGAGTCGTGCAAAGCAGGTTGGTGATGACGGCGGAATCGCCAGCAATTGGGCCTTCAAAGCCATTTGCCGAAGTTACCGGCCCCGTGAATGAAGTTCTAGCCATTGAAAATACCTCACATGCGAGTCAAGCCTGCCAGTCTGCATGTCGTCAGTCGGGGCTGTCTGGCAAGCGGATTTTTCCCGATGACTCTATATACGCCGTGACTTGGGGGATGTCAACAAGTTGGTTTGACTTTCTCAAATTCTCTTCCCGCGTGATAACTCGCAGGTTCCAAGGCACGTGCAGCCCGGACACGCTTTCGCCATTTAACGGGATGATGTGATCCACGACATATGGCACTTTAGTAATACGGGTCACTGTCATGGCGTCGATGTACAACTGCCGCATCGCCCGTTTTTGCTCCGCAGTAAGCCATTTGGGGGTGGCGTTACGGTGTTTTCTACGTCTAGAGCGGGTCAATGCCCGATACATATCAGGATTGTTTTGTTTATGTTTTTTACGATACTCACGCCTAATTTCATTTGGGCGAGCAAGGGCTTTGAGTTTGACTAGCCCTTTGTTCTTTTCGTAATACTCCTGTTTGGCTTTTTTGCCTGCTTCAGATTGATTGTATTGCCTGAAGTATTCGGCACGGGCAACGTTACCCTTTTCCCATTCAACCTTTAGGCATTCCACACAAGCCCCCTTGGTCTTGCGCGGGGCGACATGACCGTGTTTGCACGGCGCCCCCGTGAAGTAGTACTTGGCACCTTTGGCTTTAGCCTCGGCGCGGGATTTGGGCAGCGTTGAAGTATCCATCTTTACCTCTAGGACTTTGATACAGGTAAAGACTAACTTGGTTAGTTTAGAACGTCAAGACAAAAAGAAAGGGGGCCGAAGCCCCCCTTCCAATCAGCGTAATATACTGATTTATCAGGACGAACCCGGCGAACCAAACATACCAAGGGGGTCCGACCAGCCGAACGAGTAACGCTCGCGGCTCTTATAACGGACATTCCCGGTATCAAAGTCACCGTCCATGGAGTTCTGCAGCGGGGTACGAACGAAGTGCTTCATACCATTCGGAACGTCCGTGGTCAGGAACCAAGCGTTCGTATCCGTCAGGTAGTGATTCACCGTGTAGCCACCGGGAATCGACCCCATCGCCTTGAGAGCGTTGATGTCGTTGTCCGCAGTTGCCACGCGAAGTTCCGTATCGAGGAGGCGCTTAGCGGTAAACATCAACGGCGGGGGCACGATGAGTTTACCGGGTTTCGCCGCGATCAGAAGTCCACGCTCGTCCGTCCAACCAGCAATCTGGATGACAGCCGCTTCCAACGAAGTCTCGTTGAGGTCAGAAGCCGTCAGACGGTTGCTGTTGGTGCCACCAGAAACAAGCGGGTGATTCGCACTGAACAGAGCCACACCGTCGCCACCAACGTAGGACGACGAGAAGCCATTGTTCAGGACAGAAGCCGCCTTGACCTGCTTCGTGTACGCCATCGCTCGGGCGAGCGCCTTGGTGTATCGCTTGGACAGCGAATCGTACAGGTTGTCTTCAACCGCTTCTTCCGTGATGGAGAAGCCGAGAGCAATCGTCTCGTGGCTGTAGCGAGCAGTCCACGCTTCCTGTGCGTTGTCATACGCAATTGCAGCGCCTTCCGACTTAACCGGAGCAGCACTGAAACCAGAAAGTTTGGTCTCCTCTTCAAACGAGCGTTCGGAGGTCTCAGTTTCGTAGATCTCCTTGTGCTCTTCGCCATAGTTTTTGTACTCAAGGCCAAACAGGGCGTTCAAACCCGGAAGGAGTTCCTTGAGCAGTTGTGCGCGTGAAATAGCCATGTCTTAGAACTCCCTTATTAAACGCCGACGGGGCAGTTGTAAGCGTGACCACCAACAATCAACGAAACGCTCGTGAGGTACGGTGCATTGAACTTCACGATAACTTCGGGATAGTAGGTAGTGCCGCTCGAAACAAACGCCGTGTCTTCGACTACATCGACGATACGCATCGGCAGAGACCGGGTGGTCGCAACCGAAGACAGCAGGAGACCCCGCTGCGAGTCGTTCGTCGTCGTGTTCAGCGCCTCGTCAACCAGTGCAACGTTGGCACCGATATCCTCGTACGTGAACCCGCTCGTGGTCGAGACGTTCAGGGACGCCGAAACGCCCACAGCCTTGAACAGGGTGTTCGGATCATCAGCCACATACGCCGTAACGTACGTGCCGGACTTCACCGAAGTGCCCGAAATCCAAGCCTGCGAGAAGGTCGGCTGACCCGTCACAGTGGACACGAACGAACAGCCCAAGAACACACCGGCAAAGCCAGCGTCCGGGGGCGTCGTCGTCGAGGTGGAAACAGAAATAGTGCCGCTCGAAGTCAACTGAACCGGATCGCCGTAGCCAATGCTCGCAGCACTGGACGCAATACGACGCTGGCGAGTTGCCCCGGCAAACACCTGCCCGCCGATCAAGTTGATCGGCTTCAAGCCATACGGCTTGTCAACAGTAGGATATGCCATTAGTTACTCCAAAAAAGAAGTTATTTGCCTTTGCCAAACGAGACCGTAGTCTTCTTCTCACTGAAGAGGGGCATACGCTCATCGTTCAGCCTCATAAAGTTGTTGTCCACAGACTGCAACTGAGCCTTTGCTTGCTTAGCGTAATAGTCCTCACGCTGCTGCATTAGTTCAGCCGGAGCCTTACACAACAACAACCCGCCGATCTCAATGTTGTCTTTGAAACGTCCATTAGGATCGGCTTGCATCATCAATTTAGGCTGTTCAGAAACCTTTACAGGCTCCCAACCTTCCCGAAATTTTGCGGCTGTATTAGAGGGATCGGCCTGACCCATAATACTAGTCCGTATCCAGCGGAAGACCCAACCATCTTGCGGCTCCGGTTCAGGGAGCGTCTGAGGGGGTTTCCAATCCATTTTGCGCTGTGCGGATTCCCGATTTTCGAGTTCACGTGCGAGTCTATTCTCAGCCATTTTAGTTAGCCTCCAGTTTCATAAGTTCTTTTGCGTACTGTTCATTGCTCAGGCCCAATTTCTTGGCGATAGCAACTTGAGTCGGTGTCAGGCGTACCTGACGCGGCGCGGTTCCCCGCGTTACCGGAGCCACTACATTGGCTGGTTTTGTGCGAGAGGGCTTATCAGGCTCCCTCGTTTGAGTCACGGTATCCCCTTCATCGTTGTCAAACGCCTCGGGGAATCGCTTCCTCATTGTCTCGTCAACTCGGCGGTAATAATCATCGCTACGCGGATCTACACCAGACCGGACTAATTTTTCATGCAGGCCGAGCGCAAGGGCAGTCATCTCCTCGTCCACGTTAAACCACGTATTTTTTTGCTTCCAAGCCTCGGCCTTTTGGTCAATGACTGGAGCCGAATACGTAGGTAACGTCGGTACCTGTTGGTTTACTTGTACTCCTGAATCCTGCTGTTGTAAAGCAGGCTGGAACCGGGCGAACTGTTGCAACTTGAGTTTTGCATCAGTCAGCATTTCTTGAGCAACGGCGATTTGCTCAGCATCGCCAGACTCATAAGCAGTCTTTAGTTTATCTTTCGCTACACCTAGGTCGGTATTAGCCGCCTTAGTCATCTCATTAACAAAGGCTCTCTCCCCCACCCCAAGACGTTGTTTGAGGCGACGGTTCTCCTCCATCTGGGCTTGGGCAAAACGGTAGGTTTCCTCCCGCTCCCGCGCTGCACGCTCTTTTTCGCGGCGCTCGTCATGCCACGCCTTTTTCATCTGACCAAGACGCTTTTTGACCTTATCGGAATACTCCTCAAGGTCGTCATTCTCCAAATCGTTAACTACCTCTTTAGGCAGTGGCTTACGACCTCGGTCTTCCTCGGGTGTGTCATCCTCAACCTTTACTTCAATTTCGTCGTTAAACTCCTGTTTTGATTGAGTTTTTTCTGACTCAATTTCATCAGGAAATTTGAACTCGGTTTGTTCAGTAGCCATAAATTACTCCTATGCGCGACGGATGCCACGGGGGTCTTCAACCACCGCTTCCACCGTGTCGTCGTTGATGATGCGAAACTCACGTCCGTGGATGACCACGCGGGTGCCGGAATAGGGTCGTGTCAGCACAAAATCCCCCTCCTTACACCACGCACCGGTCGGGAAGCGGGTCTCATCCTTGTAGGCGAGGTCTCCCAATTTGACGACGAACAGGACGACCGTCGTCTGCTCCTCGACCTTCTTGGTATCCTCGGCCTTGATGATGCCGCCTTCGTACTCCTCCTCCACGTGTGGCACGGCACACAGGATTCGGTAGCCTTTCGGTTCTGGCAGGAGTTTGGCCTTGGTGGCTTCTTCCTGTGTCTTCTCTACATTGATGCTACTCATCGTCGCGCTCCAAGCGTTTTGCAAGGTCTTTTATGTGGTTCTTTGCGAGTTCAAGACCCTGTAATACCCCGCAAAGACGTTTGTATTCACCTTCGTCCAATTTGCCTTGGATAAGGGTGTCTACGATCAACATGCGCTCTTCTTGGAGTTTTGAGTCCAAGTACTCCAGAGCGTTTGAATAGGACATTTACTCCTCCTTTGCACCTTTCGGCGGTCGTAGCGCAGCCCGCATGGCTGCGTCTCTGGTTTTTGCGATGTCGATACCCATACGCACCCCTGCTTCCTGCTGCTTAGCAGACAGCCCGGTCTTGTGCTTCTGAACATCCACACCGAGTCGTGCAGCATCGATCTGCGTCCTGTTGGCGATCTCTTGTTTGCGAAGGTCGAGTTCATCGGCCTTGGTCGCCGCCATGATCTGCATCTCTTGCTGTTTGCGCTGCAGTTCTGCCTGTTTGAGTTGTGCCTCAAGTTGCAGTTCTGTCTGTTTGTTCTGAGCCTCCATCTGGATCTGCTGCGCCTTGAGTTGTAGTTCCTGCTGGCGAAGTTGCAACTCCATCTGCTGCATCTGAATGATGGGGTCTTGAGCCTGTTGCTGGGCCTGTTTGGCTTGAGCCTCCTGCACATCCTTTTGGAGCAGTTTGGCTGCAGCCTGTGCGGCAAGGCGAGATATCTCAATCTCGACAGCCTCTGGCAACACCATCTCCTTATCGTCTTTATCTTTCGGCGGGGGCGGAAGCGAAGCGCCCAACTGCTTCTCAATCTCACGGCGATATTGGAAGGCTACGTGCTCCATGATGTGCGCCATCGCAGCGCCCATGATCTCCTGCGCCTTCGGGTTCTGACCGATCATCTCCCGCAACTTTGGGTCTTGGATAGCCGACAAGTGAACCTGCAGATGCGCTTCGTGGTCCTGATAGATGAACGCTTTGGCGGGTTTGCCCGTCATGATGTCCATGTTCTCGGTTACCGGATCGCGGGGCTTCATGTCATCTAGATTCGGAATGATCTTCTCAGCGTTCTTAACGCCAAGCGTCTCAATCATCTGCCGATGCAAATACGGCATGTCATAGATGGCGGGAGCAGACTGGCTCAACTGCAGCACGGCTTGATACTGCACGATCTTCTGCGACATCGTGGCCGCGTTCGGGTCACTGACCGGGATGACATCCACATCATCGTAGTCAGCCTTCTTAGCCTTGCGATCACCGACCTCTGGTTCGTACGAATACTCATCCGGGGTGTTGTCGCGGATGATCGCAGCGAGGAGTTTGAACTCCTGCTTCATCGTGTAATAGATGCGGGCCTGAACCGCCGTCATGACCTTGAGGACACGCTCAAGCACAGCAAGGGTCGTGCCGACCGGAGCCTGCGAGGACATGTCAGAGATCTTCAGATCTGACACCGCAGCGAAACGACGGCCATCCTCGACCACCTTGTCCATCAACATAGCAAGGGTCTGGCTCGGCTCCTTGTACGGCAAGGGCAGGATGTTGTCGCGGATCGCACCCGAAGGCACGTCTACGTCGCGGAACTCTCCGGGAGCAATGGGGGTATCGTCCCCCTTGATACGCAGGCCACGTGACTTGAGACCACCCGGAAGATTGCTAAGAGTTCCTGCGTCGATAAGTTGACGAAGGAGCGAGGTGGCTGCCTTAGAGTGGCCGCCGATGAGATGAATAAGTCCAAAATAGTAGAAGCCAAAGCCGGGGATATACCCGTAATGCACAAAGTGCTGTCGCTTTGATTTGAGTTTGTCATCTTCGTTCCAGTTCCGCCTAATCGCCAGAACCGTCCCTGTCCCCTTCTCAATCGTCACCACATACGGCAACGCAATCCCTGTCTCGTTGTTGTCCTTATCGACATCGGGATAACCCGGCAGGTCGATACTCACGTGCATCTCAAGCAACTGAAACCTGTCGTCCATCGTGGCTGAGAAGCCTTGATCTTCAGCCTTTTGCTTCTCTACCTCGTCCATCGTGCGAACCGGGTCGCCCAAGTCAATGTCCCGATAGAACCCTGCGTACTGCAGTTTGATCAGTTCGTTCTTCGTCTTACGCATCCGATGCGTAACACGTTCAGCACCCTCCAGATTCGCCGCGCCATACGGCACGATGATGTCTTCAGCCGGGATATAGATCGCAGTCTGACGGTCAAGGCTGGGGTCGAAGTAGACCTTCTTGAAGGCGTTACCTGCCAAGGCGAGGCTGAGCAGCATCCGCTCGTGCTCAGGGCGGTACTCCTTCATCACCTCGGTCAACTGATAGTTCATGTCATCCGAGACACGGATGGCGGAGGCTTTCTTCTCCGAGGTCTCCTTACCAATGATCTTGGTCTTGACCGGCCCTGCCGCCGGGAAAGTCTCCATGATGGTCTCGGACTGAAACTTGACCGCCGACTCCATGAGGAGGGGGTGGAACACGCCACACGCGCCCGGCCACGGCTCCGTACGCTCTTCATACCTGATCCCTAGGATCTTCAAGCCCTTGACGTAGGTATCAAGCCAATCCTTACGCGAAGCAAGGTCTTGCTCATACTGGCCGATCAACTCGCCAGAAAGCGACCCAAGTTCGCCTTCACTCATGAAGTCAGCGAGGTTGGCATCAAAATCCTCGGCACGTGGGTCGTCTTTAACCATTTCGACCACCATGCCATCAACCCCGATAGCCACGCTTTCAGGGTCTTCAATCACGATTTCAATCGGTTCAGGAGCAGCAAGTGCTTCAAGACCCTGCGGAGCCTGCATCAAACTTTTATCGACGGCCATTTAGATTCTCCTAATAGTATCCAGCACCGCGACGATTCTTGAACCACCGTGTCGGTTCTGGCTCATCATTGGGCAAGCGGAGAAACCCGCCCTGCCTAAACCTCATGAGAGCCAAGGTAGTGGCGTCAACCAAGTCGTCATTTCGGCCAGAGGGGAAATCATTACATTCCTCAATAACTTCATGCGCCCAACGCCGGTCAGGCGACCAGACTATACCTGAAGAAAACAGGTCAGATACGGCATTTACGCGGCTGATCTTGTCCTGCCCCTTACCCGGCGTGAACTCACTAATCGGCACGCCCATGCGACGGAACTCTTGATAAAGCGCCGCACCATTGGACTTCTTTTCCACGATAAACGAGTCCGGTTGCCAACTTTTGTACTCCTCAAGTACGAGGGCTTTCAGTTCAGGGAACTCCAACCGCTGCTTGATGGCGTTCAACAGGATAATGTTGTAGTTTTTAGTCTCTTCGTTGAAAAACACGCCCCAAGTCAACAAGGCGTTGTAGTCTGACCGGTTGTTCTTCTCTTGGGCAGCGTCAAGCGACAGGATGATGTGCTCACAGTGGGGTGGGTCTTCCTTCTCCCAGACCCGCCACCACTCCCGCTTGATGAGCGCCCCCTCTTCGGAGGTCGGCTGCTGCATGTACTGGGCCTGCCAGTACCGCACATCCATGCTGGCTTTCTTAGCCAGCAACTCCTCGATACTCCAGAACTCAGGCCAGAGCGGTTTGTCGTTCAGGATCGCTGGGAACTCGACGACCTCCCACTCCTCCGCGTCTTCTTCGCGGGTCATGTGGTCCACGATCTTGCCGGTCAGGTCCATCTTCGACCACCGGGTCATAACCACGATGATTGCACCACCCGGCATCAGTCGTTGGACCGGGCCTGACTGGAACCACTCCCATGCTGGCTCAAATACGTCCGCACGACCCTGCTTAGCCTCCTGTTCAGAGTGAGGATCATCAATAATAAAGAGATCGGCACCACGGCCAGCAAGAGCGCCGCCAACGCCAATAGCGAAGTACTCACCGTTAAAATTCGTACCCCAACGAGAAGCAGACTTGCTGTCAACTTGGAGAGCCACGCCCGGAAAAATCTCACGATAAGGCTCCGATCCAACTAGGTTTCTGACTCGACGCCCGAAATTCACGGCAAGGTCTGCAGTGTGAGAGGCCATGATGACCTTTTTCTGCGGAAATTTGCCTAAAAACCACGCTGGAGCGAGGTAGGAGATCATCTCGCTCTTACCATGACGCGGGGCGATGTTAACGATGACCCGTTTTTTCTTGCCCTCTGCAATTTCCTCGAAAATCCTAGCCAATTTTTGATGGTGAGGCCCGACTTTGTAGCCGGGATATACGTGGGTAATGAAATCTAAGAAGGAATCCTTGCCTAAACGCTGCGTCAGTTGATTCTGGTACTGTTTTAGGAGGTCAGCGATGCGCCGCTTCTCCTTTTCAGGCATTGTTGGCAGGGCTAGTCGCAGTTTCTGCAACCCTTCAGGCGTTATCTGCTGCATTCTCGCCATCTACAACGTGGTATTCAACGTTCTCTAGCACAGATATAACCTGAATGAGTTCTTTTTCGACCTCTTCGATGGGCTTGATCACGTGTGTGATCTCGCTTCGCTTCTTGAAAGCGTCGATCCCGTCTACTTCGCCCAGCGTCTTCAACGCCTGCACGCGAAGTTTGCTGTCACTCGTCATCTCAATCTCTTTAACGAGGTTCGTTATGACGTAATTTTTAAGCGTGGCAAGGTCTTCAACGAGGGCATGGTTGGTTTTAGCAACAAGCCCTGCCAGAAAAGCGATGGTTTCGTTGGGGTATTTGGCAAAGTCATGTTTGATCTTGGGGTCATGCACCATTTGATGTGCTAAATCAGCAGCGGCTAACTGCTGGTCTTTGTTTGGCTCAATCAGAATCCCGCTCAAGTCCGAGAAGAACTTAATGGTTTTGGCACGCATTTCAATCTCTTCGGTCGATGTCAAGTCTGGCAACGCTTCCAAAGCATTGCTTGGCAGAGGTATGCCCTCTTCTATGTCAGGTACGAATGCGTCCACGTTCATATAACTATATATAAAAACAGCATGGTACCAAAAAGAAAAGGGGGTGGGTTTCTATACAGTAGGGGTGGGGGGTCAAAATTTGTGAAGTGGTTTGTGCGAATTCAGGGGTATGGGGGGTTGGCCGGAGTCCCAAACAGCAGCGGGTGGGCGGGATGGGGTAGGGTCGGGCCTGATAGCCTTTCCCCCCATAGGTGGAACTTGATTTGAGCAATGCGTTACCCTATAAGTAACTCACGGGTTGCAATATCGCACCCCGTTCACACAATCGGAGACTACATCATGTCTAACGCTAAACTTATTACCGCTGCAGAAAAAGCCTATGACTCTGCCGACTCACTTATCGACGCAGTAATGGCTATCGTCGCTATCGTACCTACCTTCCCCGAAAAGGTAACCGAACAGGATGAGGCCGATATCCGCGCCGGTCTGTTGAATCGTGCGAAGGCTAAATTCCCGACGCGATTCTTCCTGCGGGAAGGTGACACCTACACAATGGTCACACCTGCTGATGCCAAGAAAGCAGACACTAGTAGAGTGCTGTCGTTCAATGCCGACACCGTGATGAGAACGACCCCGCACGAACTTGGTCAGATGAAAACATCGGAGCCGGGCCGTCACAAGGTGGTCGCTGCAATGCGTAAGGCGGTGCAGACTAACGCATCAAACCGCTATACCTACATTGAAACGATAGCCCGACGCGAACGCGGCATAACCGGGGTGGCTAGAGTTCCCGGCGAACTGATTACTCGCAGCATGAAAGCACTAGCCGGTATCGATAAGATGCACGCCACGGCTAGGTCGAAGGGTGTCCCCGCTGCATGGCCTCAAGAGGCTATTAAAGCAGCAGAAGCAGCATACCTTGCCAAAATTGAAACCTACACCAAGAAGTAACTAACGCGCCTACCTTGCCCCGACCGGACTAGTCCGGTCGGGGCTTTTTTTTTGCCCTGCGTTTTGCAGGGCGCATCTTCGATGCCAGTTCCTTGTTTGTGTGAGCGTGCGAGGCTGCGCGACATCGCGTGGCTGATTATGTAATCAATCAACCGCCGCACCATTCAGGCCATTCCACCCATGGGTGGAAAATCAAATTGAGATTTTGCCGTAATTAGCCATTTTAGATGGGGTCAAAATTGATTGATTACGTAATTAACCTATAAATTGGGTTGAAGTTGATTAATTATATAATCAATCATGTTTTGTTCCAGTTTTTAGGTGTTTGTTCCAGTTTTGTTCCAGTTTCCAAAATCGACTGGAACACGCAAGTGCTTGATTACATTAAGAAAAAACGGGTTTGTTCCACTGTTCCAGTTTTTTCGGGATAGGGCGGGGGAAAGCATTTTAAAATCGTGCGCGAGAAAGTTTGCAGCGCGGTGAATCAACTTATCATTTTGCCAACCGCTCTCCCCCTAAAACACTGGAACAACGGAACAAAGGCACCATTTTTCACTACTTTCTACTACTATATATAAACTTAATTCTATTCTATCTAATAAATTCAATCACTTACACTTCTCTCACTCCCGCTCCGTTTTCCAAACTCTGTCGCATATGTAAACAAAAAACTGGAACAAGACTGGAACAACTGGAACAAACTCGATCCGCGTTCCACAACTTTCGTTCTTTGAAGTATTGACTTATATGTCTACCTTTGGTATACTATATGGGAAATGGGGAGAAAATCATGACGCGAGCAACGCTTAATTATGTTTCCACCCATGGGTGGAAAACGGAATCTGACGAGACAAGTGACTTGTGTGTGAAGTGCGGCGAAGCGGTAGATGCTAGGCGATGGGCGCTTGGCATCTACCTGTGTATGCCGTGTGGCGAAGCGAATGCCCAGCAGGTAGTACGGTGTGTAGTTCCCCTACACAAATCAAACTACATACTGGTCACTGACTTGGAAGACTTGAAAGGCATCAACAACAAAGGAGGATTTTACCGATGACTACCCCGCGAGACATTCCCGCCGATTGGTGGGTTGCACAGGACAGCGACGAGGCATGGCAACGGCAGATGGAGCAGATGCACTACGAAGCCATTGAAGACGCCATGCGCCAGTTTGGGCGCGAACTCAACGAGCGTTGGGAGCAGATGGAACTGCCGCTCGACGAGCCGCCACAGCCACGCCCTGTCCATCCGTTTTGAGCCAACCAAGTTGGCCGTGCCTATCACTTAATTAATAGAAGGAGACCTAATCATGTCATTACAGAACAGAGTGTTGTCAGTCGAAGCGTTCCAAGACTACCCCCACGCAATAAGTGGCACATGCTACCAAGGCGTAATCAATGTCCGGTACGGCGACCTAGTGCGACTGTTTGGTCAGCCACTGCCGGGAGATGCCTACAAGACTGAAGCCGAGTGGGTGTTGCGCTTCCACGACTACAACGCACACCGATACATCATCGTGACCATCTACGACTGGAAGGTTGGCCCGTCTTATTGTGGCCCAGAGGAGGGCATTGAACCCGAGTTCAACGAGGTGTGGCATGTCGGTGGACACAGCAGTGATGCAGTCCATGTGCTGCACGACTGGCTGACCATGAACGACGTGCCGCTCATGCCGAACAATCGTTCGATGGTTGCTTGACTTATATGTACACTTTTGATATACTATTCATACTGGTAGAGCGTAAACTTTTGGCCGATATCAAGTAATTAATTTTCCACCCAAGAGTGGAATTCCACAAAGGAGCAAACAAATGTCTATCCAATTGACAAAGCCGAAGAGCCTGATCGATCTGTCTACATCTGCGATTCTGGTCAATGTCCGCACGACCGTGTGGACTGGCACACAGACCGACGACGAGGTGAGCGACGAGATTACCGCGCTCAAGAACACTGACCGTGATGCCGGTAAGTTCGCTAAACACTTGCTTGCCGGTGACCCGCAGCACAAGAAGTTGGTGAACCATCGCCAGACCGTACGCAATTGGTTCAAGCGTCGAACATATTCATGGGCAGGGCAGTGGGGAATCTTGCCGATTGTGAACTACCCCGCATTCAACGAAGAGTACAAGGCACTCGAAGCCAAACTGATTGAGTTGCGCGAGGACTTCCTCAATGCATATCCCAACAAGGTGAGCGACATGGCGTTCAAGTTGAACGGGATGTTTCGGCGCGAAGACTACCCCACGGTGGAAGAACTACGCAACAAATTCACCATGCGGCTGTATACCGCCGAAGTACCGCAGGGTGACTTCCGTGTGCAGATTGCCCACGACCTTGCCGAGGACTTGACCAATCATTTCAACAAGCAAGCGCAGTCCACCATCGACAACATGCTCAATCAACAGGTCAATCAGTTGGTCGAGGTCATGCAGTCGATATCCCACACATGTGGCGAGAATGTGGTCGAGCGTGAAGATGGTTCACTCAAGGTCACTCGCGGTCGCTTGCATACTGAAACACTCAAGAAAGCATTGGCTTTCTGCGACACCTTCAAGAAGTTCAACCCTGCCGGGGACACACGGTTGGATGCCATACGCATTGAACTGGAGCGGGTGCTGACTGGCGTGGACATGGACGAGTTGAAGAAGAACGACTCGACCCGCGCCTACGTCAAGGCAGAGGTCGATGACATCCTGTCGAAGTTTGGGTTTGGCAATTAATCACTTCCACCCATGGGTGGAATCACAACGAGGAGAAACACATGTCTAAATCTACAACTATCAACACTGCGCCATCCGTTGACATCAACGAGGCCGCCCGACTCATTGAGTTGACTGGCGAGAGCGTGACTTATGTCATCCAGTCATCACCGGGTCAAGGCAAGACTTCCATCTTGAAGTTGCTTGCCCAACGCAACGGTGACAAGTGGCGCAAGCCGGGGGATAACTTCCCGACTGACAAATATCAGTATGTCTATATCGACGGCGGTACGCTGCGCGAGAACGACCTGTCAATGTATATGCCAGACCGCGAGACGAAGACTATCGAGCAGTATGTCAGTGGGCTGATTGACTTCACTGACCCGCGACCGAAGGTGGTGATGATTGACGAGATACTCAAATTGCCGAAGTTGTTGAAGCCACTGGTCACTCGCTTGATTCTTGAGCGGTACATCGGTGACCGTAGATTGCCGGATGGCAGCAGGGTGTTCGGCACATCTAACTATTCGTCAGACGGTGTGAACGACAACATCGAAGCACACGTTGGCAATCGCATTGGCTTGCTCAACATGCGTGGGCCAAGTTCAAGGCAGTGGGCAGCGTGGGCGGGTGAGAACAACATCAGTGCGCTGACCCGCGCTTGGGTGTCGCTCAATGACTCTGCGTTTGCGTCATACAAAGACGGGGATGTGTCGGGCAATCCGTACGTGTTCAGCCCACGCTCGACCAATGTGTCGTTCGTATCACCCCGTTCGCTTGAGAAGAACGACTCTGTGGTCAAGTTGTGGGAGGTGCTTGGGTTTGATTTATCACTTGCTGCAATGTGCGGCATCGTGGGTCAAGCAGCAGCCGAGTCCATGGCGAACTTCTTCAAGATGAACAGTGATTTGATCAAACCGAACGACATCTTCACCAACCCCGAGAGCGTTCGCTTGCCAGAGAAAACCGCTGCGCTGTTCATGACGATGTTCAATCTGGTGGATGCCATCAGTACGAACGACGAGATGACGAGCGCGATGATGTTCATCAAACGAGCCACGACGAAGGAGTTGCAGTCCATCTTTGTATCGATGGTCTACGCTCCGAAGTTACACAAACTCGCCAAGAACAATGCGGCGGTGTCGCAGTTTGTAAAGGATAACCCGGAACTGTTGGTCTAACTAACGAGGTGCATCATGCAAGAAGCGATCAAAAAACTGGAGAAAGCAACGGTTGACCTGTTGCGTCACCCCGAGACGGCGGCGTATGCCGGTGTGTTGGTGATGGGCAAGACAACTGTCGTGGACAACGTACCAACCGCTTGTACGGATGGTGTCAACGAGAAGTATGGCGAGGCGTTCCTCAACAAACTCATGTTACCCGAGGTGCGCGGCTTGAAGTTGCACGAAGGTCTACACAAAGTGTTCAAGCACACGGTGCGTGGCTTGCCGTATTGGAAGAAGAACTCCAAGTTGGCGAACATGGCGGCTGACTATGTAGTCAATGATGTAATCATGAACATCAAGGACAAGGCGTTCATCAAGTTACCGGACGGTGGCTTGTATGACCCCAAGTTCCACGGATGGTCTTACCCCGAAATCTACCGACACTTGGAGAAGGAGGAAGAACAAGGCGGTGGACAGGGCGGGCAAAGCAACGGTGCGGGCCAGCCGCTTGATGAACATGACATGAGCAATGCTGAGCAGATGTCGGCAAAGGAGATGAAGGAGTATGTCGAGCAAGTCAACGAAGCCATCCACCAAGGTGGGTTGTTGGCAGGGCGGTTTGGTCAGAAGTTGCCAAGGTCGGTCACCGAGACGTTGCAGCCGCAGGTCGATTGGGCGACTGCCTTGCGTGAGTTCGTTTCAAGCGTTGCTCAAGGCAACGATGAGCATACCTATCGCAAGTTCGACAAACGGATGATTCTGGATGACATCATTCAGCCGGGAGTCATCAGCGAGAAGGTGGGCGACATCGTGGTCGCCATCGATACGTCTGGCAGCATCAATGCTGCGATGATTAACGAGTTCGCCGCTGAGTTGCAGTCTATCTGTGAGCAAGTACACCCCGATGCACTGCGCGTCATGTGGTGGGATACGACGGTCAGTAGCGAGCAGGTGTTCACACCAGACGGGTTCAACGATATATCCAAGTTGTTGAAACCCACGGGCGGAGGTGGCACGCATGTATCGTGCGTGAGCGAACATATGCTCAAGCGTAACTACAAAGCCGACTGTGTGTTGGTGTTCACCGATGGTTACGTTGAGAGCGATATCAAATGGGATGTGATGTGTCCGACATTGTGGCTTGTGACAAGCAAGCGTGACTTTGTGCCGCCGAACGGTGGCAAAACAGTAAAAGTGGAGGTGTGACATGGCTTACAAGAAATACGCCCGTAATTGCGACAAGTGTGGCGCGGGGATGAACGAGGGGTACTACATCGAATGCGGCGAGTACTACTGCTCCGATGTCTGCCTGTACAAGGAAATCACGCCCAAGGAATGGGACGAGTTGTACAACGACGGCGACGGGGACTCATGTTGGACGACATGGGACGAGGACCCGGACGAGTACATGGTGGACGAGGATGACCCGGCTCCGAACAAGGTTAGCGTCGAGTTGGCGGATGCTGTGGACTCAACGGGCAGGGTCGATGAGGAGAAGGTCGCCAAGTTGTTGGCGGAGGAACTGCGCCGACGATGGTTCGTTGACCCCAACAAGTACGAGTTCATCAACTGGACTGTGACCTGCGACGTGCAGATCAAAGAGGGGGACAAGACATGAACGAACAAGAACGACTCAACCGCATCGCTATCGCTTTGCGTGCGGCGTATGAGTTAGTCGAAGAAGGCAGCGAGGCGCATGGCTACATTGCAGAAGCGTTGGCCTACGCTGATAACGACTTGGCTAGTTTCGATGAGGAGGACAAGGCATGAGCAACGAAGAGTTGACTGCTGAGATCGAGCGGCTGCGAGAGGTCAACACAGAATTGTTGGGGTGCGTTCTCGATGTTCTCGACGCAGACGGCGACCCCTACGCTATGGACTTCAACCGATACCGCGCCGCCATCGCCAAGGCAACAGAGGAGGACAAGGCATGAGCGACAAGAAACGAGTAATCATCACCATCGAAGGTGGTATCCCCGAAGTCATCGAGGCACCGGATAATGTCGATGTCGAAATCTGGGACTACGACACCGATTGGTACGACGAGGCTGACCTGCTTGAGGACAGCAAAGGCCGCAAATACTTTTTGAGGGAGATGTGAGATGTCTAAAAGAATCAGCAAATCATTTGCCCTAAACGCGACTGACCTTTTCGCGCCATGGGTTCCGGTAACGGCACAGAATGCACTGAAGCAGTCGCCGTTGTATCTCCCGTTTTTGAAAGTGTATTCCAAGACCAAACTGCGTTGTGTGGAAATAGCACACAATAACGACCGAGATAATTCGCAGATTACCGTACACCTTGGTCTGCCCAACAACTTCCGTGTGGCTTACATAGGGATGTCTGGCGGGAACTTCCGTATTTGTTCATACGACACTCCCGACGCACTGCCGCGATTCTCGACGCACTTGGGTAACTCTGAGAAGTGTATGTATCTGGTCAATCGCATACTCAACTCTGCAAATTCTGCCGGGGCGACATTTGATCGTGCGCTGTCCACAGCGTTGAACTACCACAACCATATTGCCAACAACATGGGACGAGCCGTGACCAATCACTTGCGGGAGAAGTTTCCTGCTAGTTATTCCGTGATGTCGGACATCAACAGCGAGTCAGCGACTTGGTTGATCAAGCGTTACTTCAACGATGTTGCCGAAGCAGATATCCCCTCGCGCATACGTGATGCGATTAACAAAGCGTACTCTGCCATAACAGCATCTCGCTCTAATCACTCCTCGAACGTTGTAAAACTTGGTGAGTTCTTTGATCGTGAGAAGTGGATGTTTGGCTACGGCAAAGATGTCGGCTACTTTATTGGTGCAGCGCATTTCAAACATACATTCGACAACTACTCACATATCGATAGTGTCCACTCTATCGCTGACGATACAAATGGCTGCGACATGACGATGCCGATTGAGTACTACCGCACATTTCAAGATATTCCCGAAGACATACGCAAGAGTTTGCTTGCCTCTGTCGCCATGACGAAGATGTATCTTGAAGGCGGTACGAACAGAGTGGACTACTACGATCCCGAACGACTGATCCCGTCATCGCTTACTTTGTCGATTGATGCAAATTCTTGCTCAGACAGTGTGCATGGGATGGGCGCTTACTGGATGTTGGTGGATAGAATATGACCCCAGAAGCAAAAGTTAAAAAACGTGTTAAGCAAATCTTATTGGAGGTGGGGGCGTACTACGCCATGCCGGTAGGAACTGGTTTCGGGAACGCCGGGGTTCCCGATTTTTTAGTTTGTTTACGCGGAAAATTTTATGGTATAGAGTGTAAAGCCAACGGTGGCAAGCCCACCGCGCTTCAATTGAAGCATCTCGATGACATCCGCAAAACAGGTGGCATCGCATTGTTGATAGATGAAACAAACGTAGAAACCCTACGCAAGGAGTTTAGTCATGAGTAAGTCTGAAAAGATTCGCCGTTTATTGGCGCGTGGTTTGAGTGTCAAAGAAATCGTCAAGCAAACGAAGTTTTCCGTTAATTTGGTGCATCAAGTCAAGTGGCAAGCAAAGAAAAAGAAGGCGATGCCCGAACGCAGCACCGATCCCAAGGTGCAAAAGGCAGAGAAAAAATACATCAAGAAGGCGACCCGGCTCTACAAGTCTGCCATCCTTACGAAGAAGGAAGTCGATGCGCTGCTGAAGCCGATGAGCGTGAACGACAGACTGATCAAAGAACTTGAAGCGGCTGAAAAGAAACTTGATATCGTCAATAGTCCCCCGCACTATCGTGACGGTGGTATCGAGACCATCGACTTCATCGAAGCGAAGGACTTGAACTATCGCTTGGGCAACGTGGTGAAGTACGTGAGCCGTGCCGGTAAGAAGGACTCCGACCCGCTTGTCGATCTGAAGAAAGCGCGTTGGTATCTTGACCGTGAAATCTTTGCGCGGGAGGGTGCATGAACACCTTACAAATTGGTCGAGAGCGATTCAGTAAATTTTTCTGGGACATCATAGACGAGAAGGTGAGCGATGTACCGTGGCAAGAAATCGAAGACATGATTGCGGGTAGGCAGGAGTACCGCCGCAAGGCTGAATACAACACCGGGTCGCTGAGTGTGGACGATGCTGCTGAGTTGTATCGTCTGGTAAAGTTTTTTAAGCCAAGCACTATTGCTGAGGTAGGTACGTTTATTGGTGTATCTACGATGGCGATGTACATGGCCGACAAATATGTGTCTATCGACACTTGTGACATATCAAACGACATTCCTAACTTGTTTGAAGACACCAAAGGTATGGTGACTTACTTTCCAAAAACTTCATCAACAGAGATGTTCAAGAAGTTGGCAGAAGAGGAAAATCCTAGTATCGATCTGATCTATCTGGATGGTCGCTTGAGTCAGCCCGACATCGAACCCTTGTCTAAAATTGTCTGCGAGAAGACCGTGTTCGTGTTGGATGACTTTGAGGGCATTGAGAAGGGCGTGGCTAACGCGCTGATGCTTGAGCATCCAAGTCGTGTACTGATCTACCCGCGTGCGGACAACAAGACCGCTGTGTCAATGCCCGTTGGACTAATCCAACTTGTTCCGCAGGAGGCCACATGATCCGTGCATTGATCAACTGGTGGAAGCGTAGTGAGTACGAGGCTCACTACGCATGGCGCAGGGTGCCGCCACCCAACTGGCGGTGCAGTCGGGGCAGTATCGGACGAGGGGGAAACTACTGGTGAGCGGAGAACCCAAGCAGAAAAGTCTTGCTGAGTTTGCACAGGCCATCTACAAGATGGGCGTCGAAGCGGCTGAAAGCGGTAACTACGACGAGGCTATCGGCATCTTGAGTAACGTACACGTTGCGTTGCCAATCATGACGGCAGTCGAATTGCAGATTGGACGATGCCACTGGGAGATGCACCGTTGGAATCTTGCACGACAGCACTTTGAGATTGCTGCCCAACTAGAGCCGCACAACGACGATGCAGGATGGACTGTGGGTCTTCTTGCTCTTCAAATGGGCGACTTCAAGAAGGGTTGGGAAGGTTACGAGCGGCGATGGGGAAGTAAGTCTTTCAAGTCTCCGAAGTTGCACACCAAGCACCCACAGTGGGAGCGTGGCAAGGGACTGCGCCGTCCGATTGTCTGGTGTGAGCAAGGCATTGGTGATCAGATTTTGTATGGTTCGCTGATCGAAGCGTTGGCACGGGAGGTCGATGAGGTCACCGTCATGGTTGACCTGCGTATGGCAAATCTCTTCCAACGTGGATGCAGGGCGAAGAACGTCAAGTTCCTATCGCACAATGCACGGGTCAAGATGAGTGAGCATGATTCGCACATACCGATTGCGTCCTTGGGTAAATACTTCATCAACTCAGTGCGTGATATAGCACCGAGCGTGTCGTTCCGTTATCTCAAGGCTGACCCAGAGCGCGTAGCCATGCTCCGCAAAGAGTACGGGCTGCATGAGGATGACTTTGTAGTAGGACTTTCTTGGACAAGTACCGCACCTGTGATCGGGCAGCACAAGTCTGTGCCGTTGGAGGCGTTCCGTCCGATTCTGGATAAGCCGAACTTGAAGTTCATCAACCTTCAGTTTGGTGAGGTTCAAGAGCAAGGCCGGGACTTCCATCCGAACCTAATCACTACGCATATTGATACGTTCTTTGATCTGGAGAACGTGGCTGCACTCATGGAGATATGCAGTGTGGTCATCTCGCCATCCTGTACGACCGTGCATCTGGCAGGGGCGATGGGCAAGGATGTTTTATTACTTGATGCCAACAAACTCTGGTACTGGAACAACCGAGTCGGCAACCAGAGTCTGTGGTACAGCGGCGTGAGGGTTTATCAGCGCGAGAACATGAACGCGCCGTGGGATTTGCAGTTGAGTCAAGTCCAAGAAGAACTTGAAGTGATGTTGGGTGAACGCCAACGACAACGGCAGACTTTTGTTTTCTTCCACGTGGGCAAAGACATTTCTTATCCACAGAAGATGGTCAAGTCCCTGCTGCGGTACAACCCAAGTGCTGACATCATCATGTGTACGGACAGCGCGACACCCGATGTGATGGGCGTGACTGACAGGTTTGAGATAGAAGTAGACCCAAACAACTTGATGTACTCAAGAGCCAAGGCGTATGCACGGCTCGACATCAATGGCCCTGCACTCTATCTGGACACCGATATGATCGTGCAGAGTTGGGTTGATATCGAAGAGATGTTGAGCGGCACAGAGATTGCGTTCTGTAAGAGGTCATTCAACATCGACACGGAGTTCAACATCGAGCAGCGTGGGCTGACGTTTGATGAGCACAAGGGTAAAACTATGGGAGAACTGTACCCGTATGTGGGCTGCGCTGTGGCGGTCAAGGATTCGCAAGTGTGGGTAGAGATGTTAAAAATCTACGAGGAACTGCATCCGAAGTACCGCAAGTGGTACGGTGATCAAGAAGTGTTACGCATCTACGCCGAGAAGTACGGCTGTGCCGAGTTCGACGAGTCAGTATATGCGTGTCTACCCGAACACAAGACAGACGATGCGAAAATACTGCACTACAAGGGGCCGAGCCGTAAGCAACTGTTTGAGGCAATATGATGAAAATCTTTATTGGTTGGGATAGCCGCGAGGACGTTGCGTATCGTGCTTGCAAACGGTCGTTGGAGAAGCACACGTCTGTGCCGCTCGACATTCAGCCAATCAAACAACAGGAGATGCGTGAGAAGAACTTGTACTGGCGTGAGCATGACCCGCTTTCGTCCACGGAGTTCTCCTTCACACGCTTCTTGGTGCCGCATCTTGCAGGGTACAAAGGGTGGGCGGTGTTCATGGACTGCGACTTCTTGTGGCGAGGTGATGTCGCTGCGCTGCAGGACTACATGAACCCGTACTATGGTGCCGTCGTGGTCAAGCATGACTATAAGCCGAAGGAAGCCACCAAGATGGACGGCAAGTTTCAGCACCAGTATCCGCGCAAGAATTGGTCGAGCATGATTCTGTGGAACTGTGAGCACCTGCACGTGAAGGCGCTGACCCCCGAGGTCGTGAACCGTGAGTCTGGCATGTACCTTCATCAACTGAGGTTCTTGTGGGACGCATGCATAGGCGATCTGCCGATTGCCTACAACTATCTGGAAGGATGGCACACCCGCGAAGACTGCTCGAATCCGCAAGCGGTACATTTCACGCGAGGTGGGCCGTGGTTCAAGGACTGGACGGACGTTGAATACGGTAAAGAGTGGATGAACGTAGCCAAAGAGGTGACCTATGAGTGAGATTAACAAAGAGATTCTGGAAGACGACGAGGCGTATTTAATTGTCCCAGAAGAACATGTGAAGAAAGTCGCCATGCCCGAAACGGTATGGGCGAAGATTGACGATGATGGAAAGTTAGAGGTGCTGCGATGGGACATCATTGAGATGTACGCCGCAGAGTTTGACTCACTGAATCGCAACGGTAAGAACAAGTCACAGACGCATGTGATTTGTAAGTTGCTTGTACTAGTGCGGGAGCAAGTGAAGCGAGATTTGGTACTGTCTAAACAGGAGAATGTATGAACGATTCCAACGCACGGGGCGGTGTTCGCCGTTATTTGGATACGGTCAACCCCGAAGAGTACAAACCTAGTACCGGCGAGGTAGACCTTACCGAACTCTCATTGACGGGGCTTGCTGACCTTTACGGCAGCGACAAAGGTACGATCAAGCATAATTACACAAAGCATTACGAGCACATCATCCAAGACATTTTGGACACAGCGTACGGCGGTTTGCATCGTAAGTCTGCGTCTTTGTCTATTGTGGAAGCAGGTGTGGCGTGTGGCGCGTCACTCCGTATGTGGGGTAACTATCTCCCTGCATCGCAGATCATTGGCTACGACACCCGTCCAGAGTGTTCCAAGTTATGCGAAGACATGATGAACGTTGAGATCCGCATAGACGACTTGTGTAAAAAAGGTCTAGCAGAAGAGGTCGATCTGTTCGTAGATGATGCATCGCATATCACTGAAGACATGATGGATATGTTTGGAAATTGCTTCAAAAACGTAGCAGAGGGTGGCTATTACGTCATCGAAGATATGGGCTGCACGTACAATCATGCATACACAAAGCAGTTCCGTGAACATTTCAGAAAAGACGCTGTGAATGACAGGGGTCGTATCGTTTCGCTGATTGATCAGATGCTGATGGAAGTAGATGCAAGAGGGTCTATTGCAGAGATACGCTACTACCCACAGATACTTGTGATCAAAAAGAGGTGAGTTATGCAACAAGAGATGCAGTACAACAAGGACAGGCTGAACCAAGAGATACGGGGCTTGCTGCGCGAGAACTCGCTGCTCAAGAATTCGCTGTTTATTAAGGACAAAGAAGCCACTGCCCTTCAAGACAAACTGACGGAAGCCGACAACACGATCAATGTTCTCAGCATCATGCTTGGAGTTGTGCTTCTCATGTTCATTGCTGTGTTGTTGTTCACTGTGCAATGGTGGAGGTGAAGCCATGACCATGCAATATCAACCTGACCTGTTCGACGACGAGTGGGACAAACTGGCACACACTCCAGATGAGTACCGCCGGGAGATCCGGCAACTGCGTGAGCGGTGCTACAAGTACGCCAAGGAGTTGGAAGGACTTCGCGCTGACTTGGACGCTTTGAGCAGCGAGATGGAACGGATGGAGAGGCAGCGATGAGCGACGAACCACTTGACCCGAACACGCTGTACGCTGACGGGTTTGAGAAAGCCTTGATCGGGCTTGGGTGGCAACACACCAAACTGATCGCCGTGTACGACTACAAAAAGTGCGTGGAGATACTTATCTATGATCAAGAGATGACGCACGAAGAGGCCATCGAGTGGATGGAGTTCAACGTGGTCGGTTCATATGTCGGTGAGTACACCCCGATCTTTGTGATAGGGGAAGACAGTGGGAACTGAAGAAGACATCCTAGATCTGATCCGTGAGTTACCGGGTGAGATCAACAACTCTGGGACTACGACCGAGTTCAAGTTCTTGACCGTAGGCAGTGTGCTCTGGGCGTGCCACGACGAGATCAAGCGGCTACGTGCAGAGAACCAGAGGTTGAAGAGTGAAACAAAAACGCGAAAGAAGATGTAATGAGTGTTGGCATTTGTTTGCCAGTCCTGAGTCCATAAGGCTACATCGTCTGATAGGTGGGCGGTGCCGCACTGAAGAAGAGTTGAAGGCCGCAGGGTATACCCTGACTCCCAAGGGGTGGTTACAAGGCGTGGGTAAACCCAAGTTAAATGAGGTGGTGACAAAATGATTTACTCAGGGGCGGGGCCGTTACCCCGACATACATATTGCTACGTAGAACCAAACGTTTTTGGCAACGATGGTTGGGAGCGTGTGGCGTGGTTTGGTCTGGTCAGTCATCCCGGCAGAACGTGGGGATGTCACGTCATGTTGGAGTGCGGAGCGGTATATCGTAACGTACCGCTTCATCACATGGCGCACAGGGTCAACGACGTAGGGTGGGAACCGTGGGACGCTCAAACTTGGGACTGCTACGGGCATCAATTCAGTGTAGTGGAGTATCCGTTTCTTGAAGCCGTGCCGATGCGAATAAAATTACGAGACAAGACAGAGCATGAAGGTCGGTATATGTTCACGGCGGTACCTATGCTTGATGGGTTCAGCCTAGAGCCAGAGCAATCCAAAGAGTTTTATTTCGTCAAGTTAGACAACGGCAGATTCACAGCGCAGCCAACAAACCATGTTCTTGTGAAGGATAAGTCTTTCACGACCGAGGTTGCGTGGCCTAAGTTGCAACGGCAGACGGAGACATGGAGCGTTGACCCATGAGTTTTGTTACGCTTGATTTCGAGACGTACTACGCCAAGGACTTCTCCCTGTCTCGTATGACAACGGAGGAGTACATCCGCGACCCGCGCTTTGAGGTCATCGGTGTCAGCGTAAAGATTGACGATGGTGAACCTGAGTGGTTCAGCGGTACCAAGGCCGAGGTCAAGGCGTATCTCGACAAGATCGACTGGGCAAACAGCGCACTGCTCTGTCATAACATGCTCTTTGATGGGGCTATCTTGGCGTTCACGTACGGCATCGTCCCGGCTAAGTATTTCGATACGCTGTGCATGGCTCGTGCCATTCATGGCGTGGATGCGGGTGGCTCTCTCAAGGCTCTGGCTGAGCGGTATCAGTTGGGCGAGAAGGGTACCGAGGTCATCAACGCTCTGGGCAAGTACCGCAAAGACTTCACGCCAGAAGACTTAGCGCGTTACGGCGCATACTGCATCAACGATACTCAACTTACGTTCAAGTTGTTCAACGCACTTCTGGCTGAAGGTTTCCCTACATCCGAGTTGCATCTGATCGACATGACGCTGCGTATGTACACCCAACCCGTGCTGCGTATCAACGACGCGCTGCTTGTAGATCGCTTAGATGAGATTAGACAAGAGAAGGCCGCGCTCTTGCGTAGCCTCATGGACGTGCTGAAGGTTGGTACAGAGGAAGAAGTCCGCGCCAAGTTGGCAAGCAACCCGCAGTTTGCTGAGGTGCTGCGCTCGTTCGGTATCGAGCCGCCCATGAAGACGAGCCTGACCACGGGCAAGGAGACCTATGCTCTCGCCAAGAACGATGAAGGCTTCATCACACTTCAAGAACACGATGACCCCGTTGTCCAACACCTTTGCGCGGTGCGTCTGGGTACTAAGTCCACCATCGAGGAGTCGCGTGTCGAGCGGTTCATCGGCATCGGTGCTAGGAACAAGGGGCTGCTGCCCATCCCGCTGAAGTATTACGGCGCACACACAGGTCGGTGGTCTGGGCTTGACTCCGTGAACCTGCAGAACCTGCCTAGCCGTGACAAGAAAAAGAAGGCGTTGAAGAACGCCATCATGGCCCCGGCAGGTCACTACGTCATCAACTGCGACTCATCACAGATCGAGGCGCGGGTCTTGGCGTGGCTTGCAGGACAGGACGATGTGGTCAAGCAGTTCGCCAACGGTGAGGATGTGTATAGCGTCTTCGCGTCCAAGATCTATAAGCAGCCCATCAGCAAGGCCAATCCGGTCGAACGCTTTGTCGGCAAGACTTGTATCCTCGGACTAGGGTATGGCACTGGCGCAGCGAAATTAAGACATACTTTGAAGACGCAGCCGCCCGGCGCTGTTGTCAGCGAGGATGAAGCAAAGCGTATCGTAGATCTTTACCGGCAGGAGAACGATAAAATTCCCGCCCTTTGGCGCGAGTGTGATAACGCTTTGGGGCATTTGGCGGCATGGCCTACGGGTTCGCAGGAGTACACCCTTGGCGAACATAACGCTGTGTGGGTTAGCGCACACGGTATCCGGCTACCAAATGGGTTGTACATGCGTTATCCCAAGTTAACGTTAGAAAACCGGCAGTACTTTTACGAATCTCGGAAGGGCAAGGTAAGTATCTGGGGCGGCGCGATGGTAGAAAACATCGTTCAGGCGCTGGCCCGTATCATCGTGGGTGAACAGATGCTTCAGATAAATAAGCGGTACCGACCCGTCTTGACCGTCCACGATGCCGCAGTTTGTGTTGTACCCACTAGTGAATTACAGGACGCATTAGTATACATTACTAGTATTATGTCTACGCCCCCGGCTTGGGCGGCGGGGCTACCGGTGGCTTGCGAGGCCAAGTTTGGACAATCCTACGGAGAGTGCTGACATGTTTTTGGACACAGTGCATACGCTGCGAAAAAGGTGGAGAGGGATGACTGAAAAGGACGGGGGCCACTGCCCTGTCTGTGATCGGTGGGGCAAGGTCTACGCTCGTATCTTGAACAAGACGATGGCGAAGTCGTTGATCTGGTTGTGCCAAGAGAAGGCACGGACAGGCAACGATTGGATCGATGTGCCGAACACAGGCCCACGATTTGTCATTCGCAGCAATCAACTTCCTATTTTAACATCTTGGGGACTTGTCGAACGTTGCCCCAAGAATCCCAATGAAGGTGGCGCAAAATATAGCGGCCTGTGGAGGCCGACTGCAAAGGGTTGGGATTTCTATCGTGGCGGGATCAAGGTTCCCCAAAAGGCGTTTACCTACAACAACATAGTTGAAGGTTACAGCGAAGAAGTCGTACGCATAGACGAATGCTTTGATAAATTGTTCGACTACAACGAAGTGATGGCAGGTAGGTTTGATGATTAAGTGGTCATTCAGCGGGTTGAAGGATTTCATCAACTGCCCACGGCAGTTCTATGAAGTCAAGATTGCACAAAACTATACCAAGCGTGTGTCTGAGCAGATGACCTATGGCACTGCTGTACACAAGGCGTTGGAAGACTACGTAAGAGACGGCAGTCCTCTGCCAAAAAACTATCAACAATACAAGAAATTCGTTGACCCGCTGCTCACTGTCTCTGGCGAACGTTACGCTGAGTATCAGATGGCGTTGGATCAGAACAAGCAACCCTGTGCATTTGATGCCTCTGAGTATTGGGTACGCGGTATCGTAGACTTGATGATCGTAGACAATGACCATGCGTTCATCGTGGACTACAAGACAGGTAGCGCACGGAACCCCGACCCGAATCAGTTGAAGTTGATGGCGTTGATGGCTTATTCCCACTTCCCCGACCTTAAAACTATCAAGGCCAGTCTCATGTTTGTCGCTCACAATACGTTGGTGTTTGAAGAGTACGAGCGAGAAGATCAACAAAAGTTGTGGGAAACATTCACACCAGACTTGAACCGTTTGCAAATGGCGTACGCCAATAACATGTGGCCCGAGAACCCCGGTTTTTTGTGCCGCAGATGGTGTCCAGTAACAACATGCAGATTTAATGGAGAACGATGATGCCTTACGTTAATAAAGCAAGACCATACAAAAAAGAGTACAAGCAACAAGTTGAGCGTGACGAACACGGCGACCGTATGGAGCGTCAACGAGCGCGTCGGTCATACGACAAGAAAGGCGTGAACCGCAAAGGTAAAGACGTTGCTCACGTGAAAGCCTTGTCGAAAGGCGGTACTAACAAAGATGGCACTAGGCTAGAGCCACCCGCCAAGAATCGTTCGTTCCGTCGCAAATCGACTGGAGCGATGAAATAATTCCGCACAAGGCATGAGTGTGCAGGAGTAGGAGGGGTTTCCACCCACTTCCCCCTCTCGCGTTAATAGACATGGCGCGTAACCATGCCATCTGAAGCCGTCTCTCGCACCTCGTGTTTCCAGACGGTGATTCAGACGACTGGCCCCCGTAAGGGGCTTTTAATAACTAACAGGAAACGGACATGCAGATAATTCAAGACGCAGCAGTGAGGGTTGTACTGCCTAATCAAGCCGCTGATCAAGTATTAGATACGGTTGAGCGCAGCAAGTTGGTTGGTGAAAATGAGTACACGAAAGAGATTGTGGTGTATTGGGACTATGATGAGATGGTCAAGTTAGCCACCTATTCCGATGTGGCATCTGTGACACCGATACAGTTCCCTTCCCCGATGACGCGAGACTATAAGTGGCCCGGTATCTATCGCCCGTTCAGCCATCAAATAACTACGGCAAGTTTCTTGAGTCTGCGCCCCCGCGCTTTCTGCTTCAACGAGGCAGGAACAGGTAAGACATCCGCTGCCATCTGGGCCGTTGACTATCTGATGAACATAGGTCAGATTAAACGTGTGCTGGTCATCTGCCCGTTGTCCATTATGTATTCGGCATGGCAAGCCGACATCTTCAAAACCGCGATGCACAGAACGTGCGGCGTAGCCCACGGCGATACGTCCAAGCGTAAGAAGGTTATCGACTCAGAGTACGACTTCGTTATCATCAACTTCGATGGTGTGCATACCGTATTCGATGCACTAGAAAAGGCAGCGTTCGACCTGATCATTGTTGACGAGGCTAATGCATACAAATCTACACAGACTCGGCGGTGGCGCACCCTTGCCAAGTTGGTTACACCAAATACTAGACTATGGATGATGACCGGCACGCCTGCGGCTCAGTCACCTACTGATGCGTTTGGTCTAGCCAAACTTATCTCACCGTGGCGCGTTCCAAAGTATAGTACTGCATGGCGCGACCGTGTGATGACGCAAATCAGCCGCTTCAAGTGGTCGCCCAAATTCAATGCGCGGGATGAAGTCTACAAAGCACTGCAACCTGCAATTCGTTTTACCAAAAGCGAATGCTTAGACCTACCAGATGTTGTGTATCAGACACGCGATGTGCCACTTACGACACAAGTCGAGCGTTACTATAAAGACTTAAAGCGTCAACTCTTGATTGAAGCCGCCGGAGAACAGATCTCGGCAGTCAATGCAGCGGCTAGTCTAAACAAGTTATTACAGATATCTGGTGGTGCGGTCTACACCGACACACGCGAAGTGGTTGAGTTCGACATTTCACCGCGACTCAACACGCTCAAAGAAGTGCTTGATGAAACGTATAACAAGGTAGTAGTATTCGTACCGTACATACACACTATTGATGTTGTAGAGAAGTTCTTGCTTGGAGAAAACTACACGGTCGAAGTCATCAAAGGCTCCGTATCTCCTAAAGAACGCACTGCAATCATTGGCAGATTTCAGAAACAAAACGATCCAAAGATTCTTATCATCCAACCACAGTCAGCGTCACATGGTATTACGCTGACGGCTGCAGATACTGTCGTCTTTTGGTCGCCCGTGATGAGTGTTGAGACGTACTTGCAATGTGTTGCGCGTATTGATCGCGTCGGACAAGTCAACAAGATGACGGTGGTTCATCTCCAAGGCTCCGATGTCGAGAATAAAATGTACAACATGCTGCAGGGCAAAGTGGATAGCCACCAAAAGTTGGTGGATTTGTATAAACAAGAACTGGAGGAATGAACATGTCGGTGAACACAGAGCAGATGGTAGATGCGTATCTTGCCATTCGCGGTCAACGCGAAAAAATTCTGCGTGAATACGAAGCGCAAGACGCACGATTTAAAGAAGATATGGCGAAGATTGAGGCCGCGCTTCTTAGCGTGTGCAATGACATCAACGCGGATAGCATCAAGACGACTTACGGTACGGTGATCCGTAAGTTGAGTGAGCGGTTCTACTGCAACGATTGGGACAATTTTAGAAAGTACGTGCTTGAGAACGAGGCTGTGGAACTTCTTGAGCGCCGTATACACCAGAGCAACTTCAAGCAGCATTTGTCCGACCGGACTAATGACGGGTTGCCTCCCGGTGTGAGTGTGATGCGCGAGTTCGGCATCACTGTTCGTAAAGTCAGTTAACACAGTTATTTAGTAGGAGTCAGTTATGAGTACAGATATCATTGCCAGTTTGAAGAACGATCTTGCCCTCATTGGCGGCTTGGATGAAGACACCAAGGCTATTGCCGGTGGTTCACTTGGCGGTAACAAGCGCATCTCCATCAAGGGTGGCGTGTTCCGCAAGATGACCGGTGGCAAGGAGATCGGCTCCATCGAAGATCGGCACATGAACATCATCTTTGTGAAGATGTCTCACAAGCCGAGCCGTACTTACTACAGCGGCACGTACCGTGAAGGTGAGAAGGTCGCGCCGGTCTGTTGGTCAAGCAATTCTGAGACTCCCGATGCAGAGGTAAAGAATCCTCTTGCAGCACGTTGTGAGTCCTGCCCTATGTCGGTCAAGGGTTCGGGACAGGGCGGTAACGGTACGGCTTGCCGTCTGTCTTGGCGTACGGCAGTTGTGTTGCCGGGTGATCCCGGTGGCGACATCATGCAGTTGGTTCTCCCCGCTACGTCGGTGTTTGGTAAGGAAGAGAACGGAAAGTGGCCCTTCCGTGAATACGTGAAGATGCTTGCCAATCACAACATTGCAGCGGGTCGGGTCATCACCAAGATGCAGTTCGACACCAAGTCGCCTGTGCCTCGCGTGGTGTTCTCGCCTGTGTCGGGCATCAATCCGAATGACCTTGATACGCTGACCAGTCAGAGCAAGAGTGCTACTGCTGAAGCGTCTATCAAACTGACGGTCTATCAGAACGATGAAACAGAGGTCGCTGCTGCAGCAGCCCCTGCTCCCGCCAAGGAACCGAAGTTGCGTGAGACCAAGAAACAGACTGCTGCTCCGGCAGCGGATGTGTCTGACGTAATCAAGGAATGGACTAGTAAGTGAGGTTGTTGTGCCACGTTCGTACAGCGAAGAATTTTTACTTGATTTACAACGTGCAGACCCAACTCGTCTTGGGGTGCAACTAGGTAGGCTGTGCGTCGAGGCAAACCTTCCTGCCGCCTATGTAGCCCGTGCTTTGGAGACTTCACGCATGACCGTGTATAAGTGGTTCAGAGGTCGTGGTGTGCGAGAGAACAAGCGCAAGACAGTTGAAGTCTTCATGGATTTGGTCAAGCAAGACATGGAGAAGGGGCTTTTACCGGCCCCGACTTTGTTCAATGCAAAGAGGTACATAGAGGAAATGGTAGGCATCACAATCTGACATCATAGGTTTTTATGTTGGCGGGGGTTCGACCCCGCCTTTTTTGTCTGCGGAAACGGTCATGACACAACAATTTTATGAGAAAGCATTACCGTCGCAGGGTGTTTACTGTGTTACCGGAATCAAGGATGGCAAGGCCATCAATCGGTTTGCTGAAACACTTGGCGACATGCTTGAGATCATCGATGAACTTAAACAGTCTGAATCAAACGTATTTTTTGCACCCAACACTTACCAGAACTACAGCCGAAAGGCAGACAACGCCGAATACTGCAGGACGCTGTTCATCGACCTAGACGTTGGTGAAGATAGCAAAAAGTACACCACCAAAGATGAAGCACTAGCCGCGTTAGATGACTTCATCAAGATATCAAAACTGCCCCCGCCCGTCCGGTTGGACTCCGGTGGAGGTGTCCACGCCTATTGGGTTTTTGATCAAGACATCCCGAGCGTCGAGTGGAAAGAGTACTCCTTGGCGTTCAAGAAGTTCTGCCTTGACTACATCAAGATTGACCCTGCCGTCATGGGCGACACGGCGCGGGTCATGCGTTGCCCCAATACTACGAACTACAAGAAAACTCAAGGGACTCAAACTCGTATTTTAGATGAACTTATCAATGTCTATTCGTGGGATAGGTTCAAGGAGTTTATGGGGCCGGTTGAGCAGACGACGGAATCGGTACTGTCTGGTATTGCCAAGGGGCTAGATAGCGACACTGAGATCATCGCCAAACTTGCCAAGTTCGATAACTACGAATACACGTTCAAGCCGATTGCAATCAAAAGTTTGCAGAGTAATGAGGGCTGCGCTCAGATAAAACATGTATTGGTCAATGCGGCAACGCTTGCTGAACCTTTGTGGAGAGCAGGGCTATCCGTTGCCATACGGTGCGTGGACGGGGGCGAGGCCATCCATACGATGTCCAAAGGGCATCCCGAGTACAGCCCGAAACTGACCGAAGCAAAAGCACAATCAACACTCAAGGCGACAAGTGCCTACGGTTGCGAAGCGTTCAATCAATTAAACCCCGGAGTCTGCGATGGATGTCCCCACAGAGGAAAAATCTACGGCCCTATCGAACTTGGACGGGAATTCAGACCGGCTCCAACGCTTGAAGAAGTTAGTTCGGAGGACGCAGTTCGGGGCCAAGAGAATTCCGAAGAAATTCCGTTATTTCCTTCAGCCATCCTCCCCTATGTACGAGGACGAAACGGAGGAGTCTTCTTCCTCCAACGTGGGAAAATAAACGAGTCGGGTGAGAAAGAACCCGATGAACTACTGCGTATCACGACGCACGATTTCTTTCCGGTCAAGCGGATGTTCAGCCCTACGGATGGCGAATGCCTTCTGATGCGACACATCATGCCGAAAGACCCGTTGAAAGAGTTTATTTTTCCAGTCAAATACGCTTACGCGCTGGATAAGATGAAAGAACTGCTGAGTTCTAACAGCGTGAACTTCATGCCATCTATGGCGAAGTTTGTTTCCGAATACATCATCAAATGGGACGAATATATGCAGTTACAGAAAGCGGCTGAAGTCATGCGGCAGCAGATGGGTTGGACAGAGAACAACGAAGGCTTTGTTGCTGGCATGACAGAGATACTGATCAACGGAGACACGCAACCTGCAGCAACGTCCCCGCTTGCCAAAAACGTATCCAAGTTCATTAAACCCGAAGGCGACTATGAGATCTGGAAGAAGTCAGCCAATGCGTTCAATCATGTAGGGTTGGAACTACACGCTATGGGACTTTTGGCAGGGTTCGGCTCACCGCTCATGGCCTTGACCAACACCCCCGGCTGCACTATTTCGTATATGTCACCGGAATCTGGTGTGGGTAAGACCGGCTCCATGTATGCAGGTGTTAGCATATTCGGTAACCCGTTTTACCTGAGCCTGTCTGAAGGTAATGCTACAGACAATGCTCTGCTCGGTCGTTACCTGTCTCTCAAGAACATGTTGTTTGGGCTTGATGAGGCTACGAACATCCCCAACGAACTTCTGGCACGGCTCATTCACCGCATTTCGCAAGGTCGTGCCAAGTTACGTATGCAGTCGAGCGTCAATGCTGAACGTGAGATTGAGTTTGCAGCGTCATTGATTGCGGTCATGACCACGAACCAGTCGCTCTATGACAAGTTGTCTGGGTTGAAGAACAGTCCAGACGGCGAGATGGCTCGTATCATCGAGTTCCGACTGCAGAAGCCGCAATGGTTCAGCGAAGACCCGACTATCTCCAAGAAGATCGTTGATCCGTTCAACCACAACTACGGACACGCCGGGCCAGATTTTATCCGTACTGTATACAAACTTGGCTTGCCGCGAGTGCGCGAAGTGATCAGCGACTGGTCAGACAAGTTCCGCGCTAGTTACGGGGCTGATGAAGCCTACAGGTTCTACGAGAATACAATAGCCACCTCATTTGCTGGTGGCGAAATCGCCGTTGCTGCGGGTATTGTCAACTTAGATTTGCAACGTATATTTGATGTCGTGATGGAGGAGATGAACAAGTCTCGCCGTACGATCTTTAGTCTCAACAGCACCGACTACAAGGAACTGTTCGGACTATTCTTCAATAACAATCACAAGAACTACCTCATCTTCAACGAAGACAAGGTGATTGCTGAGCCGTACGGCAACATCATCGTGGGGCGTATTGAAGCAGACAAGAACCTGCACTACATCTCCAAGAGCGAGATGCGTAAGTTTTTGGCGCAGCCGGGACTGCAAGTCAGCGCCCGTGCAGCAGAGGAAGAGTGGCGGAAGTCTGGCATCCTCGTTGACCAGAAAAAGCAACGTTTGACTACAGGATGGAAGCAAGGCACACACATGTCAGCCGTGTCTTGCTATGTCTTTAAGTCAGAACTGCCAGAAAACTTCTTCGATGATAAAGGAACCTGAATGGCTCTTCCCGTTTGAGTTCATGAAAGTTGGCGATAGTTTCTTCGTGCCAACGCTCAAACCGGCAGAGATGCACTACGTTATAGACTCGCGCTCCAAGGCAGCAGGTATACGGGTCAAATCATATACCTCGTCCAAGGATGGACACCTTGGAGTGCGCGTGTGGCGGGTACGTTAGGGTTCTAGCCCGTACTGTTCAAACGTATCGATAATGCTACGCATCGTCATATCACGTATCCGCTCAAGGTCACGCAGTCGTTCTTGCCGATCCTTAACAGACTTGATTTCCTTGTCTGGCCCGATGTCCGCCGCCTTGACCTTGTTCATCTCTTCTCGGACACGCTTCAACTGCTGATTCTTCAACTTGTTGTAGATATACACAAGCGCAGGATCGTTCGGGTTTGACTCCAAGTACCGCTGCATCAGTTCAGGTCTGTCTTTGACCGTACGCAGCCGCTGCTCTTTCTCTTGGATGCGTTTCTCAATTTGAGCAAACTCACGGGCGTCTACGCTCGACTTCCTGCCGAAGAAACTATCCATGAAGATAAGGTCTCGTTTGGGGTCAAACTCTTTTTGCCCAAACAGCGTGAAGAACATGCCATGCCCGTTGTGGATTATGCGGCTCAAGCCATCAACGTAGTTGTTGGCAAAGAAGTACATTGTGTTGGGCGAGACATCGACTTGTGCGTTGCTCACTTCAAACAACTTACGGGCTGCTTGGTTGTATAACTCTGGCACGTGCCTACCGCCCGTGAACGCATCGCCATATCGACTCATGCGGTTGTTGTATATCTCACGACCAAACGTGTCTACGTTCATGGTGTACTCAAGGAACGGACGCGCAAGGCTAGGAGCAAGTGAGTCAAGCATCCATGCTGGGAAATTGTCAGTCGGGTTGAACCGGGCAACCGGCAGGGGGATGAAGGAGTCCAGAGCAATCGTCGTAGCATTGGCAAGGCCGTCAGCCAGAGACGCTCTACCCATCGCCATACCGGCAACCTGCGCTCCCATGGCTCCAAACGCGCCAAGACCAAAGCCCCACGGCCACTGCAGGAAACTGTCCTTTAGGCGTTCAATACCCAAGAAGCCGAGCGGCAGACGGAGATTACGTGTCCAAAGCGACATGTCTTCCGTAGAAACTACATTGCGACCCAACTCATCATCGTCAGCAGCCATGAACGCCATGACGTACAACGTGAACCCGGCTCCAAGAAGACCAAGCGCCATCGCTTGAGCATTCTTTTTCTCTTTCATGAAATTGGCGCGGAACCGATTAACTGCCGCAGAATCTTTCCGAATTGACTCTGGCAGTCTATCAACGGCTGTCTGCACATCTTGAATTGCTGGAATCAGTGCATCAATCGCACGAACAGCACCAGTCGCAGCAGGCCGGAAGAACATGTACAACGCACCGGCTTGGCGACCCCACTCACCGACTTGTTCAAAGTTGGCGAGGTTCTTGGCGTATGCAGCGCCTTCTTGCCGTGCCGCTTTCTCTGACATACCCCGTGCCAAGGCTTCGGCCTTTGCCGTTTCGTAAGCGGCAGCGCGGCTCGTCAATTCAAACATGTCAGTCCAGATATCGACCCACTTGTCTATCTTTTCCTTACCGCGAACCCACTTACCACGGTTGATATCTTTGACAAGTTCGTCAATCTGACCTTGAATGGCTAGACCCTGCACGTAGGAGACGCGACCGCCTTCTTGCAGGTACTCAAGTATGCTGGCAGTGAAGGAGTCTTTCTTGGCAAGTTCTTGTATTTTGCCAACATCGCCATCGGCATAGAGTTTTGAGACTTTGGCTGCTTTAGCCATGCCACCTTCAGCAACTCGGGTCGAAATATGCCCAATAAACTTCAGCGACTTATCCGGCCCAAATTCAGCCCCCATCGTGAAGGCGTTGGTCAGTACGTCACGGACAAAGTTGTACGGATGGAAGGCCGGGTTGTATCGGGTGTGAGACTGACCGATGCCGCTGGTTATGCGGTTAGCCATATCAATGAACGGCGACTTCTCGCGGTATACACGGCGTATGGACTCAAGCATACGCTTATCGTTGATTTTGAGAACTTCAACCGACCCATCTGGGTTGTAGTGATAGATCTTGTCGTCGCCTTTGTATTTCGACAACTCAAGTTGACTTTCACGGTCTTGGAACGGGATTGGTTTGTTCTTCCTGCCGCCATTCAAATTTACGCCATCGATATAGCCTTGCTCAATTAAGTTCTTAATGGCTTGAGTCACATCTTTGCGGCCAGCACGCATTGCAGACTTGGCTCCGTCAACGAGCGTCTGCATGATGACGTTATCGGCATCAGAGATACGACCCTCAAACGATTGCGTAGTCTCAGCCAACTCACCACTCAGCCGTCTGCCGGTGTAGTTGTACTCGCTTTCATCTTCCGTCTCACCCTGCCCCGGCTTACCCTTGAGCGGGACGTAGTTCTGGAAGTTGTAGAAGTTGACGATGTTTTCAACAGGCTGCGACCAGTAGTTAGCCTGCTTGTCGCGTTCAATAGTATTGTCTTGAATACGCTTCATAGACGCAGTTATGCGATCAACAAGCGCCTTCTGTGGGTCAACCTGATACGCACTGCGTAACTTTTCCAACTCGCTGGGTGTGAACTCACCGGCTACGTTGTATACGCCATCGTTGATATCGTCAGTGTATTTACCGGGTTTAGCACGGGCATCCATGGACTTGCCCGCCTTCACATCAATAGACCCAATGCCAACTTTTTTGCCGTTCTTGTATCCGGCAAGACCTTCAACGAAGTTACGCAACGCCGTGGCTTGGCCCTTGGTCAAGGCAACGTTAGTACGCAGCAGATTGAAAATCTCACGACGGTGCTCGGCAGCAGTTCTACTTACGCCACCGAACGTAATCAACTTGGTGTTATCAAGCGGTACGTTACGCAAGAATTTGATGAGCCTGCGTTCTGGTTCGTGCCGGGCAACCATGTAAAGATTCAAGTCGCTCAAGGCATCCATCAAATTTAAATTGCGAGCCTTGGCGTAGGCTTCCACAGCCTCGTGGACATCGTGCATGTCCTTCTGGAAATACTGTGTCATGACATGGAATGCATTGCCAGACGACAGTGAGATGAGGCTATACAGGTTGTTAAAGTTCTCCTCGCCTACGATCAACTTGCCTGCTCGAACGAGGATGTCCTGCAGCACTTTGAGTGGGCGACGGTCGTTCTGGAACTTGCGAATCAGCCACTCTGACCCTTCATGGGTCTTGAGGAACTTGACGGCACCACGAACGGCGGGTTCCGTAGGATGCTTTTTCTCAAGTTTGCGGCGATACTCGGCTTTGATCTTACTTACATCACGTTCTTCTGCAGGAGGTGCGGCCTTGGCAGCAAGCGGAGCAACGTCTACGCCCTTTTGTGGCGGTGACAGTATCTCTTCAAACGCTCCTGCAGTCTCAAGCAGGTAGTTCCCCGCTCTGGTCTGAATACGCTCTTTACGGATACGGGCCAACTGTTGCCGTAGCAAATTCTTTTTTGCTTCAGATGTGTTTGGATCGTTGATATCACGCTCAAGTTTGATGGCTTTCTCTGCTTGAAACAGGGCTTCGCGGCCCCCAAGCGGATACAGGTCAAACATGTGCATCAACGCTTCTACAAACTGCGTCCAGAAATCCTTGACAGCCTTTGTCGCGTACTTCGCCAGATTGGGTGATCGCAACTCGGACAGATCTTTTTGGAAAGCGTTCTCAGTCATTGCATACGAAACAAACTCGTACACGCTCTCAAACGCATTTGGGTACCGCGTCTTGAGTTTCTTGCTAGCCAAACCATATATCTTGTTGATATGTTCGGCTGCTTCGCGCTGACTGTCTGGCAACGAATTCGGGTCGGTCTCATACTGCCGCAGCACTTTTACAGTGACGGCGTGAACTATTTCGTGCAGCAGTGTTTTCTGCTTTACACCTTCAGCACGCAGACGGATGACGTTGGTTTTGGGGTCGTATTCAGCAAGGCGGTTCTGCTTACGCATACGCTCAAAAGCGTCCGCATCGGCTTCGGTATCGCCTTCAAGTTCAAATCCAAGGTCGCTAAGATCAACTTTTCTTAGCGTATCAATTAGAGACTTGGTTACGTCAATCCTACGCTTGGCAGCGCCACGCTCAGATACGGCGACAGCAGGACGCTCACCGAACAGATTTGAGGTGCTTTCAGCAGTGGGTATAGATTTTTCAAAAATGCTGCGGATCAACTTGGCTCGTTGACCCTTTGTCATTTCCTTTGGCGTTTGCTTGACGCGCTCGACCTGCGGAGTAGGGGCTTCACCTACGGGAATTGCGTTGCCAAGTTCTTCGTTTAGCCCATACAGAACGTCAAGAATCTTGTTTGCGTCTTTCTGAGCAACGGCGTCTTTGACCTGCTGATCTACGTCGGGCAGGTTTACATTTGCTTTAGCCAACTCCGTGCTAACAACCGGCCCCATGCCTGCCGTTTGGTTTGCTGATTCAATTTTTGCTTGAGCGCGTTGACTGGCAGCAACCTCTCTTTGCTCAAGTTCGGTTTCAGTCTCCCCACCGACACGTTCTGTTTTAGCAGCACGCTGTGCAGCGCGAAGAGCCTTTTGGTCGGCTAGGTCTTTTTCAATTTCGCTGAGTCGTTCGTTGAGACGCGCACGCAATTCACCAGTGTTTTTGATTACGTCATCCGCATCGTACTTGTCGATCAGACTATCAAGTGAACGTGCTGCTGTTATCAACGGCGTTTCGTTAGCCGTCAAAAAACGGTTGTATACCGACTCAATAGTGCGACCCTTTTGACCTTCTTTGGTAGTAGTTTTCTGTTCTACAAACGCTTCAGGTATCGGCTTGTTATTTGCGTCGATGATGGGAGGAAGCCCTTCGGCTTCAGGATTCCGCAAATCGTCCAGATAGGACTCAATTTCGGGCAGATCCATGCCCAACTTGTCTGCAATAGTCTCAACATCCGCACCTTTACGGAGGTACGAAACGATGTTTTCGATGTCGTTTAAGTACTTTACGCCCTCGCCATCCGGTAGTTTTTGCTTAAGTTGATTGATGCGAGTAAGCAGATTGATGGGCGACTCGGGATCAGCCTCATCAAATCGGGATTTCGTCTGTTCAAATCGCTGCTGCCAAGTCTCAAGTTTTAGATCACTTAGTGCAGGCTTGACTGGTTCTTCTCGATTAACAGGTTGCCCAGCAGTTTCATCAACGCTAACCACTCCGGTATCTGCAACCTCTGTAGCAGGGGGTCGTGTGGCTCTTCGTTCTTGTACAGGCTGTGCAACGCCTGCTCGAATTGCTCCAGTGTCAGTTTCTGCAATACCTGCTGCTGGAGCCACAATTCTTGTTGATTCATCAGTCGTACCTCTATCCGGTTCAGCGGCAACCGGGGCCGGGGCAGCCGCAGTTGTAACTTGAGCCGCAGCCAGTGCAGAAGCAGGTGGAGCCGCAGCAGTGGTAACTTCTTCTGTCCCTTTCGTCAAATCATATTGCTTGGCTTCAGGAATGATGCTACGAATGCCCGTGACAGGGTTACGCTCGGTGATGACAGACTCTCTTTTGAGCCGTCCAAGCAACCTGTTAGCGTCCCTTGCCGGAATGCCTGAGCCAATCAATGCACGTTCAAACTGTCCCGGTTCGGCCTCCACCGTAATCGGAGTACCGTCAGGGTTGGTCAGGTTAAAAAGAACGTTACGGGCAGCGTCGAGTTGTTCGCTAATCTTGGCTTCACGGGTCTCTTTCTTGACACCCTTTTCTGTCTCACGCTCGGCTTCGGCGGCTTTTTTTCTAGCCGCTTCTGTTTTCTGCCGCGCCTCTTCTCGCTCAATCTCGCGTGCAAACTGAATCTGCTGCGCTTCTTCAATCTTTTCCTTGTTCTGGTAGTACTGCGAAGCACCGCCCAACGGCGAACCCAACAGCACCGCACCTGCTGCAGCCTCCGTGTATTCGCGCCGCGCTTCACGATCTGTCAGAGACAAACCGGCTTGAGCACGTTCAAGAACGGTTTGAGCAATTTCTTGCGGAATTTCAAACGCCGCACCTTTGACAGCGCCAGATACGATTCCCCTACCGCGAGTCAACGTACCATTACGTACGGACTCAAGCAGCGCGTCTTCAGCCTCCTTCGCAGCCTTCTCACCAGACTCACCTAGCAGATTGCGAAGGATCGGGAATTGCCCAAACAACGGTTTGAAGAATCTGATACCCACCGCGTCCAACGCGGTTTGTCCAACTGCTGCAGCACCTGCTTTAGCCAACGAGGTCTCAGATGGGCCTTCGCCACGTTGTATTTGTTCTTCCTGTGTCGCGGCTTGACGACTTAGATTATCGATGAGGTACTGCGCTCCGAGCGTGCCGTAACCTAGAGCCTTGGCAGCACCGGGGGCTTTGGTAAGCATTTTGCCGACCGTAGCGGCAGCGGCAGGAGCAACGAGATAACCCGTCGAAGTACCGGCGGTTTGCTTAGCCCAGTCAACAAGCGAGGAGAGGTCTTTGACTTCCTCAAAACTAGTCGTTTCTTTCTTGGGACGATTCGCCTCAAGGAAGGCTTTTCTAGCCTCATCCGTGCCGGGTTCAGCCGCTGCAAAACGTGCAGCCTCTGGAGCCTTACCTAGCCCAAGTGCCGACTCACGGAAAGACTCAAGGAACCCGGCTTGTTCTGACCGGGCCTGCTTGGTTGCCATACGTGACTGGATAGCAGCAATAACCTGCTCACGAGTAGCACCCGGCGGCCCTTCGATGCTGTACGTTTTACCGTCAGGCCCACGAATTTCGTAAATAGGCATTTGCTTTACCTAACAGTTACATCGCCCCAGCCTTCGGTAGAACCTTGGCCTTCAGCCCCGATTTGAGGGTAATTGTATCCGAGGATTTGATTACCCGCGAGTCTCGCAAGGGCCGACTGATAGCCGCCGCTACCAACCTGTGTAGCACGTTCACGTTCTTTATACAGTTCTTCCACACGTTTACGCGCTGCTTCACGCACGTTTGCTGGGGCTTTCGGATCTTGAGCAATCTGACGAAACCGACTAATTTCTTGTTCAATTTCCTTGCCCAAGCCGCCATATCGAGAATCGTCTCGTGCAGCATCGGCGGCAATCTGGCGTTCCTGTAGACCCGCTCTTGCAGCAATTTCGCGGTCTGACATTGCCAACTGAAACGACTGCGTTTGAGCAAGTGTCTCTTGGGCCGATTGCAAATTAGTAATTTGATCCTGAACTCGGTTGCGTTCAGACTCAAGTTTGTCTACCCGCGTTTCTGCGCCAGCGCCAGCCCTCTCCTTTATGTTCGCAATACCCATGTCAATATTCATCATGCGGTCTTGCAACTTATCAAGCGTAGCCTGACGCCGTTCTTCAAATGTCTCGTAGGCTGACAGTCCCGCTGCGCCACCGGCTGCAAGGGCTTGGAAGAACGACCCACGGGTTCCTGCCATGGTGAAACCCATCATAGCCATAGCCTTGTAGAAGTTCTTATCCTTGATGCCGTCAAGTTCTTTCAAACGCCCTTGCACGTTAGCCTTGGCATCGTCAAACGGCTTCATGATGCCCATATCGGTGTAACGCTTCATACGGGCAGCAATCTCTCTGTCAATCGCTGTTTCACGCGCTTCGGGCTTGGATACATCTTCCATGCCTTTTAGCCGTTCACGCAAATCAGATAATGTTTTGGTCTCTTGTGCTGTAGTAGAAACGCTAGGCAAACGAGGCCCACCACCTGCACCTTGTCCACCACCCGCTCCTTGTCCACCACCCGCTCCTTGTCCACCACCCGCTCCTCGTCCACCAGCCGCAGACTGAGTCATATATTGTGCCAAAGCGTCTTCGGCTTCCGGTGCAGCGCGACCCATTGCATCACGGTATCTGGTTTCAAAGTCTTTCGCTTCTTTTGAATTGGCACCGTATTGACGAACAATCGCCATGTAGTTTTGAGCAATCCCGGTTTCTTGGGGATTGAGGTTAGTCTGCGCTCCCGGCGCATTCAAAATAAACTGCCTACGCTTATCAGACGCGGCTTGTGCTTTATCAAGCGGGGTGTCGTAGAACAGCCCAGCAAAAGGTATTGCCGATTCTGCTATACCTGCTAATCCCGCTGCATAAGTTTTTATTGCGCTATTTGGATCAACGTCCATACCAAGTTGAGCAAGCCGAGACTCGCTCTGTAAATTTCTAGGGTCGGTCTGAGACATGCCATACAAACCGGCTAAACCGCCGATTGCTGGAGCACCCTTAGCAACTTTTTTTGCTCCGCTAGCAATTGTACCAACAGCGGGGCTTCTCAAATATTGAGCAAACGTAGGCATATTTTTTTCTGCCCACTGAAGTATTCGCGCCTGTTCTGCAGGAGTACCGGTGCGGAACATGTCTTCAAGTTCGTCAAAAGTTTGGGAAGAAGTCGGGCCACCGCCATTACTAAATGCAACGATACCCCCACCCGCCATGCCGGGAGGTTGAGCCTGTTGAGGCGGCATCGGGGGTCGCCGCGAAGCCAACGCTTGCTGAATGCCCTGCTGCATCTGCTGAGCCTGCATAGCATTTTCTTGGATAACATTCGGCGGGGCTGGGGCTTGACCCTGCGCTTGTTGAAGAGTCTTTATGCCCTCGCTAGCCTTCTCAAGCCGCATACGCCCTGCCACGGCACCGGCTAAACCACGGTAGCCCAGCGACATCAGGAACGGCACGACCTGTTCCTGCGGGACTTTCTTCTGGTCAAGAAACTTCTTGACCTGATCAACCATCGGGTTAAGCGGGTTGTAGTTTTTGTCAATCATGTTTGTTCTCCTTAACCCCTACCCGCGCCGTAGAGACCGGCTAACCCAAGACCCGCGCCAGCAACTTGACTCAGCATACTAGGCGGCGTTTGATACATGGTCTGGATACCACCAGCCGTGGGCGTACCACGGATGAGGTCAGACATGAAACCAAGTTGCGTGTACGGGTAACGCTGACGGGCAAGGAAGTCTTCGTACGAAGCCTGAAGTCTCTGCTGCTCCTGCGCCTGCAACTGCTGCCCCGCCGCCGCTTGCGCTTGATTGATTGCAGACTGCTGACCAAACTGCTGTTGTCCAAGGTTGCCAAGCATACCCGCCGCAGCCAACTGTTGCTGGATACCCTGCAGTCCAAGATTGGCACCGAACTGCCGCGACTGTTCGCCAAACTGAGTACCAAATTGACGCTGCTGCAACGCTTGCTGCTGAGCCTGAAGTTGAGACTGCTGGTTAGCCAACTGAGCCTGTAGACCCTGCTGCGCTCCCAACTGCTGAACACCGAGTCTAGCCGCGAGGTTCTGCTGACCAGTGGTCAGACCCGCCTGCTGGTTGGCAAGTGCAGCCTGCATTCTAGCCTGTTGATTAGCGAGTCCGGCCTGCAACCCTTGCTGTGCGCCCAACTGCTGAACGCCGAGTCTAGCCTGAAGGTTCTGCTCAGCCGCTCTCTGTCGAGCCTGCTGATTAGCCAACGACGCTTGGAGGCCCATCTGGCCCCCAGTAATACGCGCCTGCTGGTTAGCCAACGCAGCCTGCATACCCTGCTGTGCGCCAAGCCCCTGCGTCTGAAGCGCAGCCTGAAGATTGGCCTGACCGGCAGTAAGCCCAGCCGCCTGATTGAGCCGCTGAGCCTCCAGCCCCTGTTGAGCCATCAACTGCTGGCGAGCCTGTGCCGCAGACAGATTCTGCTGGCCGACCTGCATACCCGCCGCCTGATTGGCGAGAGCCGCCTGCAGTCCCTGTTGTGCGCCTAACTGCTGGACGCCAAGTCGTGCAGCCAGATTCTGCTGGCCCGTGGTAAGACCCGCTTGTTGGTTAGCCAGCGCCGCCTGCAACGCTTGAGCACGGTCAACGCCATACTGCTGCTGAGCCTGCTGGAACGCCTGCTGCGTACCCGTGGCCTGAATGCCCTGCAACTGATTAGCAAGGTTGCGGCGAGACTCTGACTGAAGCAATGCTTCACGGCTACCGCCACGCCCACCCGCACGAGCAGCGGCAGCGCCCATACCGGGAATCTGACGGGCCACATCGCGCATCGCCTCGCGCTTCTGGGTCTCCACGACATCCTGCATGTACGGAGACATGTATGGCTGAAGCGAGGACAGCCCAAACTTCTCGGCTTGAACCTGCTCGGCTGGCCCCATCTGGTACTGTTCAAGGGCTTGGGTGCCGACACGTTCGGCTGGCCCCATCTGCAATCGCTCAAGGTCAGACGGTGCTTGAACCTGTTGTGGCCCACCCATCTGAATGTCACGAAGACCGGGCGCAGAGACAGAACCAAAATCAGTTTGAGCCGCAACGCTTTCCGGCCCCTCCATCTGGTACTGCTGCAAGTTCTGTGCAGAAACGGTATCAGCACCAACGCGCTCCGCTGGCCCCATTTGATACTGCTGCAAGTTAGGAGCCTGAGCGCCAAGATAACTAACGTCCAGCCCTTGATACTGCGAGGGGGCGTATTGGCCCAGTTGTTGCGCCTGCAGGCCAGCAAGTCCTGCCATACCAGTCGCTTGACCTATCTGAGGTGCAAGTTGCTGCTGCTGAATCTGCTGCATGGCCTGCATCTGGAGGGGGTTAAGCCCCGCAAAACGCTGACCTTGGAAGGTTTCGTACGGTTTGCCGTAAACAAGACTTTCCGCAGTGCCAAGTGCTTTCTTGGCATACGGCATCAACTCAGGCGGTATCGTGACCTGAGTTACTGTTTGACTAGTTGGTTGTGATGAACCGCCGCCACCGCCACACATAATTAAACTCCTGCGGCGAACAAACCGCCGACCATGGTCAGGCCAAGTTTCTGCATGACCTGCGCTTTAGTATCCGCATCTTCGCTGGTGAAGACCCCTATAATGAGTGGGACTTTTGCCTCTTCGGCGTGGTGTTTGGCCGCATCAATTAGCATTTTGCCCACTCCGGTTTTGCGGTATTCAGGCAGAACATAAAACCAGCCGTCTGCTAAATACTCGGAATCAGAATACCAAGGCGACGTACGGTGAAGGCCGAGTGAACCTACAAGTTTACCGTCTTCTTCTACGCCAAACGCCGCCTCATTAACATTATAAATAACCCACTTAATACCTTTCTCAAGATTTACGTTAATCGCGCTCAATGGCCCCATCTTGTGCTCCGGCACAAAATGCCCTGCAAGAAGTTCAATTACCTTCTTCAAGTCGCTATCTTCGTTTTTAATTTGGCGTACAATCATTTTGGAATGTACTTCCCAGCCTTAATTGCCGGGGCTTGTTTACGCTTACCCGTTCTTGCCCGACGCACATCGGCCATCATCTTGTAGAGCCGATCAGCACCGGCTTCGCTTGAGCCGTTACCGATATGAGAAACCACATCGGCAGGGATGACGAACTCGCCATCAGCCAGCCGGGCTTCTTGCTCACCGTTGATGTTGGCCTTGATGTCATCCGACATGCCATCGCCGGGGCCGCGCAGGAACTTACCACCCGCAGCGTATTGGATCGCGCCACCGCCAGCAAAGCCTCCGTCGCTATAGTCCATACCGCCACCGAAATCCATGCCCCCGCTCATACCGTTCATATCAAACGAGGGAGCAGGCTGCTGTGGCATTCCGCCAAACCCACCAAAGCCGCTCATATCAAACGAGGGAGCAGGCTGCTGCGGAGCCGGTTGCCCCATACCACTAAAGCCCAGCCCACCATCGCCACCGCCAAACATACCGAAGCCGCCCATATCAGATACGGGTTGCGGAGCCGGTTGCTGCATATCACCCATACTTCCGAACCCTCCTTGCATTTCTGACATATAAGGCTCGGGCATGTAATTACGCTCAGGTTCGCTGAACGGAGTCATGGCAGGCGGCTGATAGACGTGAGCCATAGCCGAAGGCTCGGGCATGTAATTACGCTCAGGTTCGCTGAACGGAGTCATGGCAGGCGGCTGATAGACGTGAGCCATAGCCGAAGGCTCTTCCTCGATGATACGAGGCGAGTACGGATTGAGGTCAGGTGCAAGTTCACGTTGATACTGTGGCACAGGTGACTCAATCGACCGAAATGGCCCTTGCATCTCAGGAGAATCAGTACGTCCAAACCCTTGAGATTGAAGATTCATTAGCGCTTGGAGATCAGCAGAAGGCTGCTGCCCGTACATAGACATATCAGGAGCGTAACTTCCCTCGCCCATGTCACCCATACCGCCCATACCGCCAGTCATATCAAAGCCGGGTGTACCGCCAGCGTAGGCAACATCGCCCATGTCACCCATTTCTATCTGCTGATTACCGGTAGTTGGGCCATACATCCCGCCTCCCATCGAAGTTGTTGGGGGAACACCTCTACTACCCATGTCACCCATATCGTCGCCCATGTCACCAGTAAACTGGTCGTACATGTTCCTATCCCTTGGGCCGGGGGTATTACCGCCTCTGGCCCCACTCATTCCGCCCATAAGTTCTTGCAACCTAGAAAAATCTATGTTGCCAAAGTTGGACAAATCTATGTTGCCAATATCCGAGAACGGGTCAGTGCCGCCGAAACGACCTTGCGGAGCATCAGCAACGAAGCGGCCTTGAGTCGAATCCCAACGCATCCTGCCATCGCCAGAGTAACTACCACCAGCAACCGGTCTACCACCAGCGCCCGGAGGGGTTACCCTAGCAGGAGGAGGCTGCTGCGCGGGAGGTGTGGGAGCAGCGACAGGCGAAGTGACGTACTGGTTAAGGTTCTGCAAATAAGAAGCAAAAGAGTCTGCGCTTTGAGGAGCAGACTGGTACTGCGGCATCGCAGACGGAGAGGTAATACCCTGCTGCGCTAACCGTGCTTGTTCAGAGGCTCTAGTTGCCTCGTCTTTACCGGCAATAAACGGGCGATTCCCAGTAAAGGTCTCTGGGTTCTGTTGGAAAAACTCTGCCGGATAACCCGAATCAATAAACCGCTGTTGCTCTGCCGGGTTCTGCTGCATGTACTGCATCCAACCAGCCTTGGCTGAGTTGGGTCGAGCCAACTCTGGGTCTATCGGCATCTCTTCGTAACTTCGTCGGCCCACTGCCGCTCCACCAGCGGCAAACCGCTCTTCGCCCGTATATGGGTCGATGTCTGGCCCATATCCACCTACGGAATTAGATGGCCTAGCCAACGGATAATTACCATTTGGGGCTGGAATTACGCCGCCTCCTGCCATGCCCGGCGGAGGGAAGCCGGGATAGCCCTTACGCCACTGCCCCTGCCGGAATGTCCCGGTCACAGGGTCGTAGTCGCCACCTTCGTAGTAGGACTGGTCAATCTCCATGTTCCCGCCGGTCGGCATCTTGTAGTCGGGAGATAGTGCATCAGCGATGCCCACACCACCAGCCGCAATACCCATCATGCCACCGGGCACAGCATTCATGAACGCGGTACGACCAGCAGGATTAGCAAGAGCCGAGATACCTTGACCCATCTGATTGAAGAAGCCGGGTGCCGTCGCAGAAGCAGGAGCCGCAGTTGTCATAGCCGTTTGAGCAGCAGGAACTGCGTTTGCGTACCCGAACTGACCAGCATCTGTGATGGCTTTCTGAGCAATTTGTTCGGCAGTCAAAGCCCCAGTGCTACTAGCACCAGCGCCCGTAGCGCCCGCAGTACCCGCAGCCGCACTAAGTCCCGCACCAAGACTGGCACCACCAAACGCGCCAAGGCCAGCCATCAAACCCTTGCCAAGGTCACCCTTTGTTCGGATGGTTTCACCCGCACCTACAAGGGCCGCACTACCCAACGCACCAAGGCCGGGGAAAAGAAAGTTAAGCCCAAACCCAAGGACAGTCGGCAGTAGTTTTTTAAGGAAGTTTGCCTCTACCAGCCCTGTATCTGGGTTGATGGTCAGGCTACCGCCGTGGGCCAGTGCCAGCGCATGTAAACCCTTCACTTCGCCGGGGGTCATGTGGACAAGCATGGAATCGCCGTTCCGGCCCCGTGACTGCACGAGGGAGGCGAGACCCGCCATGGACTGACTCTGATTCATAACTCCCTCACGGGGTCAAGTTTGATGGATAGTATCATTAGTTAGCCTCGTAATTTGATACCCAAACCACCGTCAAGATGATGGAGGGGATCGCTGGGATGTTGCCGGTTGCGGCTACATACGGAATAACTACGTCGGTGTCCGAAGATTGCCAAGCCAACTCAAAATAGTCGTTTGCTTGCATTACTAATACAAAATTCCAAGCCGGAACAATTTCGCTATTTGGTCCGTCAATAACAACTTTAGTAGCCGAGTCCGGCAGGTTTACCCCGTTAATACGAGGCCAGATATATACGGCACTTGCCGAACCGCCCGTTTTATCTAACTGGGCAGAAAACTGAAAGTTATAAATCCCAGTCTGAGCAACGTAGATTTTGGATGTTGGGGTACCGCGTGTAACAGCCTGCTGGGTAACTACTGAATTGTAAGTAAACAAATTAACGGCATCCGCAACCGGATTTGGCTGCGTCGTCGTATCAAAATACGAAGCGTGTGCGGTCGGTGAATTAACCCGATTGGCTACCTGCCTAAAGAAAAGCCGCAAGACGTTACTAAATTGATCTTGAAACCGCTGCTCGTATTGAATCGGAGCAACCGGCAAATTCGGCGTAGATATGCCACGTGCGACGGTCATCGGCGTCCATCCGGTCGAACGTCGATACGCATAACACCCATCTGCCACGCCACGCCTAAATCAGCCGAAGACACTTTGAAGGCCATTTGACGACCCCGCACTCGCGTGTAGACCTGACCCGTGTACTGTTGGATCGGCACCGTTGAAGTGCGCGTTACAGTCGGGCTGTCTGCGCTCGTGTAGTTAGAACCTGAGTTCTGGCGAGGGCGTACCGTGAGGGTCACAGTCGGACTCGTACCCGTAGACCCCGTGAAATTAAGGTCAGGGATGATGCGCCAGACGTAACCAAAACTCTGCCCGTCTTGGATGTCAAAGTCAGACGACTCTACGTATGCCTCAATTGGCAGGGCAGGGCTGACCGACTGATCATCGTTACCCACCTCGTGCAGCATGATTTGGTTAGCGACGGTGTAAGTTACGTAAGCATAAAGACCATGCGATGCCGCCGTCGTGCCGTCATACCCACGAACACAATTAGTCAGGGTGTTGCCGTCTTTGGCAGCGTAGAAAATCTTCTCCGAGTCCACCGTAATTGTCCCAGTCATCGGGAAGGTCGAAGTGTCGGTCAAGGCAATCGTGGTGACCGACGAGTTGATGCTCGTGGCAAGGTATGCCTGCTGCACGTTGAATGACGCAAACGGGTACGTACGTTGCGTGTGCTGTACCCAGAACGTGCGGTTCAAATTGCCGTAGTACCAAATTCGTTCAAGGTAGTTATAAACGACATATCGGTCATTAATGGTGCTGTTAGCAGAAGGATAGAACCACCAGATCTCGTTGTAGCCCTCGTTGGCCCCTGCCGCAACCTGACTTAACTGGTCATAGTTGATGTCGTTATAGACAAACTGACGAAGGGTGCAAGGCAGCGTCTCAACGCGCCCCGAATACATGAAGAACTTATCGCGGCCCATCCAGTAGACCACGTTGTTCACGGTAAGCACCGAGTTCTGCGATGCGATAGTAGTGTCTTGATCCAGCAGCGTGAACGACCACACGAACGGAGGCCCGACGTACTGCATGGAGAAGAGGGCTGTGTCCGTCCAGACCAAAACTTCCTGACGGGTATTATTGGCTGTGACAATGTACGAACCACTCGACAAACGCTGTTCACCTGACTGGTTAGTCACTGCAGGAACCCATTCGTACGGCACACCTTGGTCAGACCAGCGCACGAGAAGTGGGTCAAACGTTGTAACAAAACTAGTCGGATCGTATGGGGTAGAACCGCAAGATATAACGAAGTCACTGACCGGTGAACTAATGATCGTGTTGACTTCATTCGGCACGTGCCGACCAGCGTAACTGAACGAGATAGCCGAAAGCGTAGCCGAGGCGTTCGTTGCCTGCGAGATCGTGACCGAGTTGCCGAAGTCCCATGCTTCTGTGACGTATGTACCGGTAACGATGCCACTACCTGACAGTACCGCGCCCGTATCCAACCCAGTCGTGTCGTCCAGAACGATAGTGGTAACACCCGAAGCAAACGCGCCAAAAGTCAAACCTTTATTGACCGTGTTGGCTTTTTCTTCAAGCGTAACTGCACGGGGCCACATAGAGGTGTCTATCGTCCAGAAATAAATCTCGCCACTACGTTCAGCGAAGATCAAATCATCGCCGTAGTTGAACATCGACCAGAGACGCATCTCCACACCGGCACCTGTGGAGGAACCCCACCCGCCCGATCCCCAAGGAGGGCCACCCCAGCCAACGCCCGAACTATAGACAGCGTTGCCTGCATCAATATCAAACTTGGCAATGACCAGCGAGCCGCCGCCAGTCGTCGTGGAACTTGCCGTAGCAGAAGCATAGATGGTGAACGTATTGGCATTTGGAACGGCTTGAATCTCATACTGACCGTCCAACGTTAGGCTAGCCACCGCAGTGGCTCCAGAGAAGTTGACGTAGGTGCCAATAGAAGACAAGTGCGCCGAGGCTGTAACCGTGACAAGCCGACTGCCCGACGTTGTTGAGAACGGATTCTGCGAAAGGGTTAGCGAGTTACCAAGCGGGGTAATGTCATGGTAGGTGCCGCCTTGCTCAATGTAGACCTTTTGACTTGTTCCCAGACCGACGAGGTTCTGACCAAGCGTGCTGATCCAATTCCACAACATACGGCAGACGCCCTTGAACGTACTACCATTGACATTGATGTTCTGCCAGCCACCTATCTTTTCAGCGTAGCCAGAACGGAACCGGATCTTATCACCAGCAAAAAAGCCACCCTCGTTGGCATACGAAGTGGCCTCACGATTTACGCCGGGTCTAAGTTCCAGTTTTTGCAAAGGCATCGTTATACCTTGCGTTCAAAATGAGGAACATCCTTGAACGACTTCCAGAACCCGCCCCATTGATTCTTGGGGTTGAGGCTCTGCCAATACTCACCGACCGGCGTAAGAGCAGGGATGTCGTAGGTCAGTTTGCCGTCCTTGAAGAAGTTAAGGTCGATGGCGCACCGCTTAAGATGAATGCTGTTCATCGTCTTGGAGCGACCCGTCTTGACATAGATGGCTTGCTGTTCCGGGGTACGGGCAAGTTCACCGCCCGTCACCACAAAGCCCAACTCCGTCGCCTTGTTGATGAGTTTGGCGACATCCAGCAGGAACGCCGCCTGTTCTGCTACGAGACTCACTTGATAGCCTCCTTGAGTGCGTCGGTCTTGTCCTTGCTGCTCTGGCTGGAACCAAAGTAGTAACTAACGATTTGGCTGGCGATGGCAGACAGCACACCCAAGATGTAGATGAGGATGTCCTTGCGGCTTGCCTCAACCGGGGTATCGTCGAACATGACCACACCAAACAGCACGAAGGTCAGCAGCAGAATAGACAGCGCGAGAACGGGGGTCACGATCTTGTTGAGCAAGGGGGCTTTGTCAGATGTGGAGATCTGTACCTCCCGCTCCCGCGCTGAATCTGTGTCCTTTAAACGGAGTTCCAACTCCGCAAGGTCAAGTTTGTCCTCTTCGATACGGAGCCGCAGCAGTTCTTCCTCATGCTCCATCTGTGCGATCTGAACCTTCGCCAAGTCCTCGCTGGACATATCCGGCTTCAGTTCAACGCCCAACTTCTTTTCGACATAGTCCTTGCCCTTTGCCATGACGGCGTTGGCAACGAGGTTCAACCCGTTACCAAGGAGGGGTGTAAGGATGGCTTGGATAGCGGCAGGTATCACTTGTCCTTCTCCTTCTGTTCAAGCAGTTTGACCCGCATCTGTAGGTCATAAATCTTGTCGAGCAGTTCTTCCTTCTGACGCTGACGACGCTCTGCCGAAACAGGGCTGTCGGTCGGCACACCCTCCGGCGTGATAAGCGCAGGCATCTGACCCTCAATCTTGGTCAGACGGGTGCTGAAGGATGTGACCTGCCCCAGAAGCCATGCGATGCAGGCAATCAGGACGGGAACCAACATCTTCATTATCTCGCCGAAGTTCACAGAACTGGCCCCCTCTTCCTTCACTTAATGGACTCCAGCCACATCATCGTCACCGTGCCAAACGCGGTCAGCAGGATGACGATAATCGCCCCGCCAACCCGCATCAGAAGGTTCTCCA